ATGTAGACCCACGGCTGGATAGTATGACTGTGTATCCGAGGACGGTTTATCAGACAGTGACGAATGACGTCTATCATCCGGTTCCCATTAAGCCGAAGAAAAAGCGTTGGGGATTAGGGGTGCAGGCTGGGTATGGGTATCCGGGCGGTTTCTATGTAGGTGGTGGGGTGAGTTATAATTTGTGGCAATGGTAATTTTAGTAATATAATAGAGGTAAATTTATTGGATTAATCAACAATAATTCATCAAAATTCCGTAAAATACATATTCTTATAAAAATTATATATAGAAAATACACATTTGCAAGAAAATTATATATTAATCTATTTGTATGGTAAGAAAGAAATTAACGATGTAGAAGTTGGCTTGTAGCTGACACTCTTTCGGGGGCTTAGAGTAAAAAGAAAGCCCCCAACGTTTCACGTTAATATTGCCACATAAAAACATGATAAGCATAAGACACCGCACGTTGGAGGCTTTAATATCTTCAACACGGTATCTTATGCTTTGTTCGTATATAATCAAATATTTTATGTGGCAGGGCAAAGATAAATATAAAATTCAGAAAAACTATGTGTAAGTCAGAAATCTTTGCCGAAACAATTAATCTCGTGGCGCAGGAGACCGAAATACCCGCAGCCGAATACTATCTTCGGATAAGGATACGGAAACCGTAGACGCCCGCTATTTGCTTGTACAGTTGCTTGTCGAAAGGGGAATGTATCCTTCACAGATAGCTCCTAAAATTCACAAGACCAAACGCGCGATAAACTACATGATTTCCAATTTCCAAGAACGCATGGAAGGCGGGAAAATGTTGAGAATATATTGGGAAAACATTAGGAAAGCGTTGGGAAACAACTGATTTCATGGCAGATTGCGTATTTATACTTTTGTGATGCGGTTGATTTTGACCGTAATACAAAATATAAATCTCTATGGAAAGAACGTATGTCTTCAACCAAGACGGGAACAACGGAAATGGTGGCGGAAGCAAATTTGACATCATGGCTATGTTGCCCAACTTGATGGGAAGCAAGGGTGTAGACCCCGGACTTCTCGCTTTACTGAACCAGGGACGTGGCAGCCAAGACCAATGGGGCGGCTCGTGGTGGTTCATCTGGATTATCCTTTTGTGGTTCTGTTGGGGCGGCAACGGCTTCGGCAACCGCTTTGGCAATGGTGGAGGTCTGCCTGCCGAGCTTAACGGTGATGTCGGTCGTGAATACCTGATGTCAGCCATTCAGGGCAATGGCAATGCCATCAACCAGCTTGCTTCTTCTTTGAACTGCTCTACCCAACAGTTACAGAGCGCCCTGTGCAACATCCAGGGACTTATCGCCAATGTAGGAAATCAGGTGGGCATGTCAAGCCAGCAAATCATCAACGCATTCCAGTCCGGAAATCAGGCTGTTCTTACTCAGATTGCAGATTGTTGCTGCAAGACTCAGAACGCCATTACCACAATGGGCTATGAGAACCAGCTTGCGATGTGCAATCAGACCAACGCGCTTGTCAACACAGCCAATCAGAATGCACTTTCATTGCGTGACGGTGCGACCGCCAATACCAATGCTATCCTTGCAAAGTTGGACGCTATGCAGAACCAAGCATTGCAGGACAAGATTGCGGCTCTTACAGCAGAAAAAGCCACTTTGACCGCTGAAATCTCCCAACGTAACCAGAATGCTACTATCCTGAATTCAGTAGGACAACAGATTGCTCCTTTGGCAGCAGGCTTGCAGGCATTGCAGTCCGATGTCGATGGAATAAAATGCAAGATGCCACCTACGGTAGCAGTGCCATACCCGCAATTGCAAGCATTTAACCCTGAGATAGCTCGTGCTGCGGCTTTCGGTGCTTACGCCGGTGATGCAATGTATGGGCGTAGCGGTTGTGGTTGTAACAACTACTGGGGTTAATTCCGGTAAGAAAGGGGGTAATTATGTGGCCTAACTTTTTTACAGGATTTCCTTTCTTGTTCCCTACTATTGGAAGGGCTAATTTCAATACCCTTCCTACGGTAGCCGTAACGGTCGGCACGGAGAACGTGACTTTAGAGCTGCCTAACCATGCGTTCCGTAACAGAAGCTATGTAGGCGGTTTCTATGTCAGTCTCCGCCAGGCGATACCTGCCGGTACGACTGCTACACTCCCGATACTGATAGGGACTAATGGGGATACAAGACCGTTGCTGGCTTACAACAATGAGCCGGTGACTGTCGGCAACCTTGCCGGAACGGGTATCTACGAAATCCACTATAACAAGTACACCAACGAACTGTTCCTTGTTAACGGTGGGTATCGTCCGACAACCGCATCGGCACCGACTCCGACAGCAGAAGCAACCGCTCAAAAGAGCAAGTAGTTAACATGGGGCTTTGTGGTTGTCTCCAAAATGGGAATAGCCACACCCCTTTAAAATCAAACCAATATGTTTCAATCACTTCGTACCAATAACCAGTTGTATATACTTCATAAGGATGCTAACCCGTTTATCGAATACGGTCCGGTAGTCAGCGTTTCCGCTCCCAAGCCGAAATATCCTATGGCACCCCCTATGGGACAGTTGCCCCAAATGGAAATGGTTGTGGATGTCGTTGTCTGTATCAACGGGCAGAACACTACTTTCCAAAATCTACCTGCCGGCATGGATATAGCCGACTTTGGACAGAACGGTAATATCGTAGTGTCATGTTCTCGTGATGCGATGAACAACGAGGTCGCTTCTATGAAACAGAAAAGCATAGACATTATCAACAGCATGGACTTCCACAATTCCGTCATTGCGGGATGTGATAAGATGCTGACGCTCTTGAACCCCGAATTTGCAGAGAAACAACGTCAGGAACAGGAAATATCCTCTCTGAAAGGGCAAATGGCAGAAATGAGCAAGAACATGTCCGACCTTATGGAATTGAACAAACGGCTTATGGAACAGCTCGGAGTGGCTGAAACATCTAAAACAAAGAAATAATATGGGAATGTGGGAAATATTGGAAGAAGGGCGCGGAGAATATGACCGTGACTTCGGTATGAGAGGCGGTAATCCTATGGAAGAAGCCTATAGAGAGGGTTGCCGTCATGGTTACGAGAGAGCCATGCGTGAGATGCAGGGCGGTGAAATGGGCTATCGTAACAGCGGTGGTTCACGCGGTGGAAGCTATAGCGGCGGCTTAGATATGGGCGAACGCCGTATGCCGGGTTACTTCCCGGAATATCCGGTTTACAACGAACGCCGCGATTCACAGCCTTACGGTGATGATATGGGCGAACGCAGACGCAGACGCGCCAACGGAGAGTTCATGTAATGGAGAGGGGATTATTCCCCTCTTTTGCCAATCACTTAAAATCAGGAAAATATGAAACAAAGATTAGATACATACGACAGAATACCGCCTGCAATGGCTGACTATCTCAGCCAGTACGGATGGCATTTCAGCAAGAAGATGTGCCTATGGGCTGTTTCCCGCATGAAGATGGAAAATAAATCTACGGGTAAAGAAGAAAAGCTGGAGCCAATCAGCAAAGAGCAGGTAGAGGAGCTTCTGAAAAAGTACAGTGTAAACCTGGAGAAGGATGCAGGGTACGACAGTGTTTACGTGGCAAACATGGCGAAGTCGGATTACTACAAAAGTTCTATCACTGACGAAGCCCATCTCGCATTGTTCATTAAGGATTACATAGATGATGTGGACGCTTACAATGGAATGCCTTTCACTCGGTTCTATGCCGACTGCATAGGCTCCGGCAATCCTATCATGTGGGAACAGATGATGTAGCCTATGATAATACAGGAATTTTACATACCGGATTATGATTGGGAAGTAAGGGTATATTATGCGGTGGACTGCTATTATACCGACCGTATCATCGCCGACCTTCAGCGGGTTGGATGCAGGGGGCTGGATTTGGTGAATGCCTATAAGAACATGCGCTCCTGCAATCTGAATACGGGTATCACTTACTCCAATATCCGAAACAGGCAGACCGTAATGGTTATAGCCCTTACTTCTTCCCCGGCAGAGTTTCAAAACTCTTTCGACCATGAAAAAGGGCATCTATGTCGGCATATCTCACGGGCGTTCGGCATCGACCCATACGGGGAAGAGGCGCAGTACCTTAGCGGATATGTGGGACAGAAGATGTTCCCGGTGGCGAAGAAATTTTTGTGTGAACATTGCAGAAGAAAATTACTGGAATGACAATACCAGTCCTTTCCAATTTGGAAAATACTGGAAAATATTATGTAAATTGTTCTTTGACTTGTTGGAATTACCGCCAACTCACCTCATATTTTGTTAAATATGTGAATAAACCCGGTTAAATACACTTTAAAGTGAACACTTTGTTTACTTATCTTGTTATATTTGTGGCAGAAAAAGTTAACTGTATGGCTGGGATAAATGTAAAATTAGTAGATAAGTCAGATAAGGCTACATTATATACTATTTGCTTTGAAGGTGAAGATATTTCCGAATTTGAAAAGTTTCTGATGAAATTTAAAGATAATGCAGAGCTTAGAAGAGACTATCAAATAATCCTTTTAGCAGTGAAGAAGATATTAGACAATGGTGTATTTGAGCGTTATTTTAGACCGGAAGGAAAGGTAAAAGATAATGTATGCGCGTTGCCGATAACATCCGGCAAGCTTAGATTATACTGTTTAAGAATATCTGATAAAATATTAATTGCAGGCAACGGTGGGATAAAGCAAAACAAGACATACAACGAAAGCGAAGAACTGAGTGGGTATGTAATGGATTTGCAGAAGTTTGATAATATCCTCAGAATAGCTATTAAAAAAGGTTCTGTCACTGTAGAGGAAACGGAAATATTAGATATAGAAAGTAAAACCTTTGAGTTATGAACGCAAACGAATTATTTAAAAGTTGTATCTCGGATATTCCCAATGACGTAAGGAAACAGGTAGATATGTCGTTTGCATTATCTGACAAGATTGATGCTATTTTGAAAGAGAAAGGCATGTCTCAAACAGAACTTGCCAAACGTATGGGAAAACGGAAATCAGAGGTAAGTAAATGGTTATGTGGAACTCATAATTTCACATTGAGTACAATTGCTAAAATTTCAGACGTATTAGGATGTGATTTAATTAAAATTTAGCAGTTTTTTGTTGAAAATTTAAGGCGGTAATTCCAACATGGTTTTACCGCCTTTTTTGTGTCCGGGCGGTATCCAAGTTCGAACACTGATTTTTATGCACCAAAATGGAAGTTAAAAAAATAGTACAAGCCATTTTATCAGGCAAATCACGGGAAGAAGTATATAACATGCTTTCTCCCGAACAGAAAGAGACGCTGAACAGCCTTGCCATAGCAAATGGTATAAACCGCCAACAACGTAGAAAACTTGAACGTGATGCGAAAAAGGGATTACATAGATGAACTGCTTGAATTGGCGGACAATGTCCTTTACATGGACTATTGCCGCCTTTTCCGGGTTATCCAATGGAACGTTTAGAACGCTTTGAACGGGTTCTCCATTGGGTTATACCGCTTGCCGTTTTGGTGAGGGTATTAGCTTGGTGTCTCTAATTCTTTTGCTTTAACCGTATGATTTCTGCCCCACATTACTGCGTTATACAGCGAAGTGGCATACATCTTAATCTCATCCTTGCTTTCAAGGAAATCAACCTTAGAGGCTGCTATCATAGCCTCTGCATAAATCTCTTTGTTTAAAATATTATTCTCTTTCATATTATCTGCATTTAACTTTTGTAAGTCCATACTTAGCCAATCTTAGATATATCGTCCTTACACTTACATTCAGCATCTCTGCCATTCTGCGGGGTGGTATCTTTTCTTCCTTGTACAACTTGGTAATGTTTTCTTCCGAAAGTGGGTCGACAAAAGGTTTCTTCGGCTCTGTTATCCCCATCCGTTTACGTGCTTTCGCTGCATATGCTTCATTTTGTTTGTCTTTTGTGACGTAAATAACAGTGGTCTTGTTAAGGCGTAGAGGGAACAGCCTTCTTTCCACTTCCTTGTGTTGTCCGGCAAGGCTTTCCGCATCCCCGTTGACCGCAGTGTCAATCTTCTTGTATTTGTCCGGGATGCGGGAATGTCTGTCTCTGATTATTCTGTCTGCTTTTCTCATTGGTTCAATATTTTAATAGCTCGCTCAACATCATCTTTCGACAATCCCAATAGGGTATCAGTCTTTACAAAGTGTTCAGCTTGCTCAAGAAGCATATCGCTATCATCATCCAGTATCACGTAATTAAAATCAACCCCAATATCTTTATAGTTCCAATTTTTTCCATTTTCAGAGTGGATATGAGTGTCAATCCATTGTTTTATCTCAACTCCACGAGGAATAGCAAGGTGAACACCTTGCATAACGTAAGCATATGCCCTTATAGTTACTCCAATAATTTTGTCAGCGTATGGAAACGGGAAAGGAACCAAATGCCCTATGGTAGTAAGCTCGCATTTTGTATCTTCTACCGTGTTTCTTCTCCAAGACGAAGAAATGACAATCTTGGCATCCGTAGCGTCTATAATCTTGCCAAGTAAATCACACGCATCCTTATCAAGTGCATAATGTGACTTTTTCGTGGAAATTACTCCGTCTATATCAAGAAATATAATTTTCATGTTCAATGTATTATACTAAATTTATGATACCACTTGTCCGCATGGCTGAACCATCCTATAATGAATGATTTGCCGAAGAGGGTTACTTTGTATAGTTTACTCATATATTTCTGTTAACTAATTCACACCAACTATTATCGCTTTCCCAAAACCATTGATAGCCGCCAGCGTGTTTACGCTTTCCGGAACAGCAATTCCTGATATTACGGGCACAGATGCCGGTCTTTCGTTCCGCATCGTTAGAGGACTGGAAAACACCTTGTAACCGTCCGCTTTTTATAGCTACTACTTTCTTTGCATTGCAGCCCGCTATATTAGGGTTTCCCGTTCTCCCTAAGGCTAATCCTTTAATCATACTTTCCCTTTTATGCGAAGGGATGTAATCATCCCATTTCTTTCCCTTGTTATGAGGGATACTTCCTTTTAAAAACCGCCCGTTAATAGGGTTGCGGTTTAATCGCTGTGGAGGTATATATAATTCATTCATCTTTAAATTCAAGTTTTGGGTTACTGATAGTCTTGCTATTCCTTTTCTTTGTCTTAACCATTCTCCGATAAACATCATCAATCAATTGCTTAAGCTCATTGACGTAGCTTCCCATACTCCAGCCTTCGAGTTGACACACCATTAAATCAAATTCTATTTCTTGTAGCAGCTTTACTTTAAACCTCTCGCGTGCAAAGACATTTACCCGTTGGCGCACATTACGGTTAATCATCGGGTCTTGTTTGGGTTCTTTGTTATTGGGAGTGTTTCTTTTCACGGGGTAGTGGTTGTCTGCTATGTTGTTAACATGAACATTCAGAGATTTTACAAGAATTCTTACTCCTCCGTTTAAGACGCTTTTCCCGTTTGTGTAAAAGTCGTATCCGGTCAAAGGAGAACCAGTATGCTTGTCAATGGAGAAACCCTCAGGTGGTTTATCGTAGAGTTCCCAATTCATGTATTTACTCATGGTTGTTTTATTTCAATAACTCCGGGCTGTCGTAAATATTACCTACATATCTAATCCCGAACATATCTATCATTTGTCCTATTGGCTTATTTCCAAGATTTTGAGACAGAACTTCTAATAGCACAAAAGAACCGATTTTATCACTATACACTACTTCACATAGTACACCAGCGCATTCAACCAAATCATGCTCATATATTTCTCTATCATTGTATTTAACTCCCGTGAACTGACCAACAGTTTCAGCCCATACGTCATCGCACCGGCAGTCTTCCGGAGAATATATCTTTGCCTTGTCTGTGAGGATAAGTCCGTTTTCGTCCCTTCCGGCAGTATAGAAAAAAGAGAGAAATCCATATATCCATTTCCCCGTATCAGTGCTTTTTCCTCTGAATTTTATTTCACGTTTCATAATCAATACTTTTTTCCATGTTTGTTTTCTCTCAATTCATTGTATCTCATCTTCTGATTGATATGCCATATAAGGTCTATATTAGAAAATTGGCAATACTTAATCAACCCGGCAAGAGCGAAACATATCCTTTTTCCCAAACCTTCTACATCGTTAGTTAGTAGGAGTGTAAAACCAAAACAAACCTCTGTAAATCTGAATCCGGATTTGAGGCTCACAAATTCATCGGCAATTTCATTCGTATCAGACAAATCTATACCTCTCAATCCGGCAAGGTCAAGCAGGCGGATTACAGCATCGGCAAGTTCATCGGGAAGTGTATCTTTTACATTCTTTTCAAAGGAACACTTAAATCGCTTTTCTTCTTCCACTAATGCAGGATAGCGATTATAGTCCATTTCAAAACGTGATTTACATTTCTTTCCTAATCTTCCCTTTCTATCTGCTTCCACGGCTTCCATAAGCTCGGATATTACAAGGCAAAGGCAATGTTCGTTACTCAATTCTTCATCGTGGAAACCGTGGTCGCAAGCGGTTTTATAGGCGCGGTCGCGCAGTTCATTTAAATCCATATTTATTCTGTTTTGAGCCATACGGCAGACGTCCAACCGCCGTATGGCAATATTTATTTCTTCATTAACCCAATGCGCTCTTTCAAAGTAAGAAGGTAGTAGTGCATCTGTACTTTTTGAACCTCCATTAAAGTGACCTGATTTTCACCAGCTATTTCAACAGCATCTTTTCGGCCAAGAAACAGGGCTAACTTATTATGTTTGTCCATCAACTCATTATATTCGATATACATACGGTCAAGAGGAGTATCAGCTACCTTGTATGCCTTTTCAAATACATCTTTAGGCGACCAACTTTCATATCCATCTTCATAACGAACATGATAACCCTCATCGTCAAAATTTTCGGTTGACGGCTTTTCTCTGAGGAGATGTTTTCCCCACGCATCACCTCTTGTCATAGACTCGGCTTCAATCTGTTTTGTTCCAATATACTTTTTCATATCAATATGGATTTTACAAAGCCCGTCCAAGGCTATTTAATTTATTTCTCTTGTCGTAATTACTCATACGGGGGCATTTCCCGTCACACCGCATGTTCACATACATATTACTTGCCATACTCGATATGAATGACTTTTTGTAGCATTGTCCACTGTAGGGGCTGTAATGCTTGCAGTGTTCCTGGTATTCTTTTCTATTCATAGCTTTTACATATAAATTGTCTAAAAGGGTAAAAACGATAAAATGTGCACCTTACAAATTGGTTGTCAAACGCTTCCTTTGAATACTTGCATTTGGAACAGCATTTATTTAGAGTGCCTATATTTAATCTTATGTTATCCATTATTAACCCTCTTCACATTTAAAAGATAATTTTTCAAGTTTCTCAATCTGCTTACGAAGAGAAGCGATTTTCCTAATCTTCATTTCTTCCGCCTTTTTCAACGCTTCGGATTTATCGGTGAATGCGTTTTCCCCTATACGGAAGTAAGAACATAAACCATCCCTTACATATTCTCTATCTTCAAATCTACTTCTAATAATATCTGTTTCTATCTCTTTAATACCTTCTGTTAAGGCATACTTTGTTATAAATACTTTTGCCATAGTTGTAATCATTTATAAGGTTAAAGTGAATTAAGAGAGGCAGCGGACACGGGGCGAACCCAATCGTCACTGTCCTGAATGTTGTCGTATCTAAAACCGTCGCCCCAACTGAGAATAAAATTGCGTTTGTTTCCTTTTCTCGTAGAACACCAATACCAGTCATCTTTCACTGGTTGTTTTCCGCAGATAGCTAAGGCTGCATTCAGCATAACCTTATGTTCATACCCTAAGACACTCTCTTGTAGTGTAGGAATGCGCCAACTTAATCCACATAAGTCCAATGCTATGACTTTCTCAGCAATTTCGCTTCCGGATGCAGCCAATGCTTTGGTATTGCCTATTCCATCGGTATCCTTCATGCCTTCTTCTGTGGTTGGATATATCTTTCCTGTTTGTTCTTTCTCCCAATCAAGAAGAATATGGGTATCATTATCCATATCTTCCGGATAGAAGAATAAAGCATTGCCATCATGGATAATAACTGCACATTGTGCCTGTTCGTTTTCTTCATGCAGTCCCCAAAATTTAGGTTTTACAAAATTCTTATTGACGGTAAAGATGAATACACCATTACCTACATTTTCTTTTGTGTAAATTCCTTTGCTCATAATCATATAAGTTTTAATATTTCTCAAAATTTGGGATTTGTAAATAGAAAGAGTTTCGAGACATGGGAAGCCAACACTTTTGCTCCTCATTGCACGTATTCCAATTATCTTCCCCAAATTCATCATTTAATGCTTCCACTATCTTATAGGCTACATCTTTTACAAAACGAGTATTAAGTATCCTCTTGCCTTTAATAACGATTGTAGGTGTATAGAGTGAAATTTTATACTCCCCACCGTTTTCTATCGACCAGCTACCTTGTGCTACTGTAATGTGCGGATTGGTTTCATTCTTATACTCTTGTACTATACTTAGATAGCCATTAAAATAGTTGGCTATTAGTTCCGACTTATATACTTTTAGCCCCGTTGCTTTTTCTAAAAGTTTTCTAAGCCTATAAGCATCATTTACAACAGGGTCCATTCTCATATAAGTTTTAACGCTTCTTGTATCCCGGCTTCCAGTGCTTCCTCGTAGGTGTCCCAATTCCCACCATCGTTAGGTCCTTTGAAATTATCGTCTTCCATCCATGTACCGCTATCGGCTTTTACGATAGCATAGCCATAACCACAAGCGTTACGGTATATTTCAATATGCAGGTTCTTGGTTTCACGCAGCCACTTTTGGGCGATATACAATGTTGGACACAAAAATTCAACTGATTCGTCATCTATTTCCGTACAACACGACATACTTTGCGGAAGGTCATATTTTGTAATAACCTTATTGCAGCCTATTATGTGTTCACACTTCCAATCAAACCCTTTATCTTTCAGTAGCTTTGCTGTCTCTAATGTTACGAGTTCTTCGGTCATAGTTCACTCCTCCTTATCTATCTTAATATCTGCCACTTTGCCACGATTGATAAAACCGCCACAGCTAAACAAATCGGTTATACATGCTGTGTAGTTCACCTCTGCGCATTTCTCGTACAGAGAGCATGAGGCGCAATGAATATTATCTTGCACCGCTTCATGCAGCACTCCGTCTATTATTATTCCGTTATTTACTTTCATACCGTTCATCTATTAGAAGTTACACCCAAACATAATACTTTGTCAGACACACCTATATCATCAAATTCAAGAATTAAATACTCTGTATCGTAAGGATAAGGGTATCTGCAATTTTTCAATTCTTCATCCGTTAATTTGCGTCTGACACGCATCTCTATTTCGTAATCATCGGAAAGATTCTCAATTATTTTTCTAAGTTGTCCTACGTTCTTTATTTCCATGGTTATTTCCCTTTCAAAATTTCAAGTAATTCTTTCGCTCTTTTATATGTATCAAAGCCTTTTATGTTTCTCCATTTATCAGAAAATAAGCCATCTTCTCGTACCTGAACCCAATATACTGTTATAGGGATACAACCGTTATATCCCTGACCTTGTATAATCCTATATCGTTCCATAACTTATAGCGTTAAAGTTATACTCACTTTTATGTGCTCTGCGGGTTCGACTGTTAGTTTCGACTCTGCATATTGCCGTACCGGATATATAACATTAACATTCATGCTTGTCTCGGCTTCAAGTTTTTCCAAAATATGAGCTATCTCCATTTCGGCTTTCGCTTTCTTGTTTTTTGCTTCTTCTATATCCATGATTATTTTCCTTTCAATTCATTAATTAGCACATCGGCGCAAGCAATAGCAAATTGAGCAACAGCTTTAGGTACTGTATGTTTCTCGTTTTCTTTATATGTTGCTCCGGAACAGGCATAACCAACTTCTTCTTCATTGCTTAGTATTCCTTGCATGGCAGCTTTCGCCAGTTCGTAACGCCTCTGTTCCCAATCAATATTATCAGACCTTTCTTGAAGTATTTCAACCTCATCAAAACTTAATTCAATAGGGCTCCCGTAACTATCACACTTATCAAGTGTGGCACGTGCGTAATCAGAAATATTGATAATTTCTCCAGTCTCTTTTATTCTCGCTTTCATTATTTACCCTCCTTTTCAACATATCCGTTTTCAATACACCAGCACAGCATCTCGTAGGCTGCGTCAATGAGTTCTTTACTTTCTGTAATATTTGTCATTGACCCAGAATAAGGTTCCATATATAAGCATGTATAGCTATCTGCAAGTTTTTGGATGGTCAGCACTTTATTGCCGATGAAGCAAGGCAGATTGTGAATAATATCTTGCAAAGTGTAAGTTTCATGATAATAGTCGTAATTTGTATCGGCATCCGGAGAGGTTACAACCATGTTGTCTGAATCTGATTCATTCCACTCGAAACACATGCTTCCATCGCTTGTGTCCAATCCAAGCTCCTTCAAATGCATCATCTGTTCGACTGATAATACTTGTTTTGATTTCATAATTCCTCCTCCAATTTTTCCAAAAGTTCCTTGGATAACATTTCACAATAATAAATATTATCTATCATTGTGTCATCAGAACTTATATCTGCCTTAAACCTCTTAACAAGTACCCAGCCGTACCATTTTTTCACTTGAACGTCAAAAATGTGGTCAAAAAGTCCGTATCTGTATATTCTGTATCTTTTCATTTGTCTAAGTTTTTTTTCATCCATATTAGTCCGCTTCTTTCTTGGCAACATTCACAGTAGTTATATCCTAATCGTTGATACCATTTCTCTTGCCAACTACCTTTCTTTGCCTCAAGAAATACACGGACACATCCTAATCCTTTGGCTATTTGTTCTGCACGAAGCATTAAATTGATTCCGTTCCCATTTCGTCTTTGTTTTCTTACAAACAGGGATGACAATATTATTTCACTTGGATTGTCACTGTATCTATGCAATGATATATGACCATTATCCAATATTATATTTATTATTTCATTGGGCTGCATGTCTGTATTCGGTCTCCTTTCTCCTTTAACGCATAAGAAACAACACAGCAGCTACAGCCCAACCGGACAAAGCCATCATGTAAAATATGAATTTTGTATAACCAATCCATTTAGCTTCTCGATTGAATTTGTTTATCGCTCCTTTTAAGTCTCCGAACCATTCTTCAATGTTCCACATCACATTTTCTTTGACAATTTTCCTGAATCTCTCCCGTACATTCTCTGGAATGTAGAATCTGTCATCTTTATAGAAGAAATGTGCAGAACAATCAATACGACAGTAGTCATTATAGTCCCTTCCAGTATCTATCTTGATTATTATTTCTGCCACGCCCTTTTCTTTCCATAGGTCAATGGCGCGTTTTTCAATTTCTTTCTCATTGAGCTTGGCAAGGTCCGCAAGCTTGCTATACTCATATTCGTCTAACTGTACAATCTTTCTCATATTTAATCTCCTTTCTCTTTAATTCGTTCCAGTAATCCTTGTTGACTTCGAGTATCTTATCGAAAGATGGGATGGGCATCCAATGGGTAATGCCTAATCTTTCTTTATTAACATTTGCCCCGGTTTCCCATTCACCCAAAGATGAAAGCTGGCAAATAAGGAAGCCATAAGCCCCTCTTGTCAGAACCACGGTATTATTTTCTGGCAACCGTTCCTCAACGCTTATCCAAGGCGATTGCTTTAACTGCCATTCTGCACCAGCCTTAAAAAGAGGAACGGCATATTTTTGAATTAACACATTAGATGTTACATAATGCTTAGGGTCTTTATGAATCCTATAAGCATCGTGAAGTTCTAGTATGACTTTCTCACGTTCAATTCGAGCAGCTTCTTCTACTGTCTGTTTCATAACTTATCCTTATTGAATGTTCTGATTTATGTAGTTCACAATCTTTTCCAACTTGCTTGAAGCAAAATTGGTTTCATGATTTAAACCTCCATATTAGGTAGTAAATCTTCGATGTAAGCAAATCTATCTACCCCACCCCAAAGACTTTCGATTGTCAGATCAGTGAGGTTATCATATACCTTGGATTTGCCGTTTTTGAATATAACTAAAGCTGTTTTTTGCGCTTTATACGTTCGATTGTTACTATGCCATACGCTATTGATACGCCAGTTCGCACCGGCAATAAATCCTTCTTTAAATTCATCTGCACCACATTCGCAACAATCGAATGCTGTATTATGACCGTTACAATGTTCGCAATATTCACGTTCTGAACATGGATAGGTTCCATTACAATTATAATGCTTATGAATTGCTTCCCTTGCTGCTTCTTTTATTGTCTGTTTCATATCTTATTTCTTTTTCTTGATTTAATCTTGATTGGATTGTTTTTTGTTCCGGTACCGAACTGTTCTAAGCGAAAGCCGTGTATCCGGAGCCAATATTTAAAAGCTGGAATAGTTGTTTGTTTCATAATCAATGACTTTTAATTTTCTTATATTTACCACACTTCTTGCAGAAATAGTGACGGACGGTGTACCAACCGCTATCACCCCAATCATTAACAACTTCAACTCTCCTTTCAAATAAGTATTCCCACTCGTGGCAACAGAACCATTTCTTTATAATGGCATCAATTAAATGCTTCATAACCAACTGTTCTCCTTTACAATTCTACCATCGTCTAACAACGTGTATAGTTTACCCTTATATGTCAGAGCGAAACACCATTGGCGGGCATACTTCAAATACTGATGCAATTTGTATCTGTGCGGGTGTTTCTGCATCTTTTTTTCTATTCTTTTCTTCATGGCTAATTAGTTATACTCTAATTGTTTATCGAAAATCTTAATACATTCAAATAAATATTTTGCCACCGTTGGATTTACCGCATTGCCGATACTTCCAACTCTGTGTGACCAATCGGGAAACCCATCATCATTTCTAACAGTGCTATGCGCTGGGATTTCAAGAATCCTTTTTGCGCAAGTATATCCGACACTCGTATCTGATGTCCACTGTTTAAATATCGAGTTAATGCTTCCACATTTGCAAACGTCGCCTTGTAATCCGATTTTGTTGGAGTAGGCAATAAGATAAAGTCTTTCCCTTTTGTGTGGGTATCCAAAAGCGTAGTTTGATATACATTGCCATTCCGCATTATACCCGATTTTGGAAAGGTCGCATAGGACTTGTTCGAGACCGGAAATAGTGAGAGCTGGCGAATTTTCAATGATGACGTATTTAGGTCTAACTTCCCATATAATTCGGTACATCTCACTCCACAACCCGGAGCGCTTTCCCTTAATACCTTCACGTTTTCCGGCAACACTGATGTCTTGACACGGAAATCCTCCACTAATGATGTCCACATATCGGAGTCCGGTTGTTTTTGTAATATCTGTGAATCTTTCTGCATGAGGAAATTTGTTTTTTAATATTTCACCTTGAAATTTTTCTATCTCACAATTCCACAAAGTGTCAATTCCTGCCATTTCGGCACCTAATTCAAAACCGCCAATGCCGCTAAACAGAGAGCCGTGTGTCAATTCGCTTTTCTTCATTTCCATAATTCAGAACCACTCTTCATTCGCTCCAACCTCTACCGAGAGCCAGTCCATGAGGAGGGTTATAAGGTTATAAATAAGTTTCATCTCGCTAAACTTTTATCGCGTTGGCAATATTATCCGCATCCGACAGCTTTCTTACCAGCACATCAAACGCTGCTGTACACCGCTCTGTGTTCATATTGACCGTTTTCCCGATTTTCAAACAGTCGGAAGCAAGGTTCATCACCCTTGCTACATTGGAAAGCTTCAAATATTCCAACGTGAACCCGTTGAACCGTGCGTCTTTCTTCCGAAGTTCTTTAATCCTTTCGTCAAACTGGATGCAGGCGTAATCACACAATGTTCTTGCAAGTTCGAACCTTGCAATCTCTGCGGAATGGGATATGCCGTTATCGTCAAGAGCCTGCTTGAACTGCCAATACAGCATATCCACGTGCTTGTTCACTTCTTCCGTATACTTGTCGTTGCAGTCGGCGAAAAACTCGCTCCGGTCTGAACCGATAACGCTGTTTACAGTACGCTCGTATTCCTTTCTTGCCTTATCGGCATCATTCAAATACCGCTTGAATGCCTGTTTGTAATAAGGCGTTCTTTTCATTGCATGCAGGCACTCGATAACCTGCCCGCAACAAATGTCGTTCGTGAGCAATATGTTGTAGGTGCACAGAACTACAAGGCTCTCATATTTGCTGATTATCTGATTTGCCGTGTCGGTAGTCATTGCCTTGCCTGTTCTGCCTTGTTCATATTCTTGTTTCTGCTCTCTTTTGCAAGTTCATCAATCATGCGCTGATACTTCCTTGCCACCAACGGGCAGCGTATGCGCATTGCATTGTCACGCTGCCACTCCAATTGTTCGATTTTCTTTTCAATCTCTATGTCCATAATCATTTTTTCTTGAATTTCTCGCATATCCTGCCGTATCTGCCACAAGCGCACACTCTATGGCTTCTAATTTTACAAAAGCATGAGTTCTCGATAAAGTCTGTGGCGTATGAGCATTGGCGGCAGTGGACGGGGGGTAGGGGTTCTTTTGTCTTTGCCATCTATCTTCGGCTTTCACCTTCAATTTTAACCACATTGAACATCTCTTTCACCCGGTCGGCTATATAGGCTCCATACCGTTGAGAGAACTCCTTGTCCGGGTCAAGATTGGTAGTCATGTGGGTATAGAAATTATATCGCTGCTCATAACGAAGTTGTAAAACGGTCTGAATGGCATTTATGCCCGTACCAAAGTGTTTGGCATCCATAGGCTCCCGTCCTACTTCGTCAATGGCAAGATTGTGCATACATGACCTATCTGTGTATAGGTTCAACCCGATAATACCTTTCTCGGCAAACTGTAAGGCAATCTCGGCAGCACTGGTAAACTGAAAGGTCAATCCAGCATCCGCGCCGCCAATACAATAACGGGCGATTTTTGCCGCATAGTTCTGTAGCCCTTTCAGCAAAGTGGACTTGCCCACTCCGATAGAGCCGTGTAATAATAATCCCTTGCTTACATCCAATACTCCGGGAATCCCCCAAACCCATTGATAAAGGGCTTTCAATAATTGGCGATTACTATCATCAACCATAAAGACTGGCGAGATTGTTTTCATAGATGCAACGAGTTGATTACGCCAATATATGTCAGCCTGTTCCCTGCTCCATTGCTTCTGATTAGCCTTATTTGCCGAAAACGATTGATTTGATACCGGCGGAGCTTTTGTCTGGTTCAGTATCAAGTTTCCGATTCTTTCCATAATTTTTTAGTTCAAATAATCCGGAATAGTTGTTTGCTATTGATTGCTCAACAATACATCTTGCTTTTTGGGGGTTGTTGTCACTTAACTCTAATAGATGATTATAGCACATTTTTAGCGACTTAGCAGATTTATAGTTTTCCCTTCGCTCGCGCTTATATTCAAGCCATTCCCTAAATGCATCTTTAAAATCCTCATCAACAAAAGACAAATCAACTTCCTTGTTTTTGGGAATCGCTTTCTTATCTCCGTTAGGAGATTCTTTCTCTATATCATTTTCATTATCATTTTCATTAGGCTTGTTTTGGGTTGTTTGGGTTGAATTTAACCCACTGGGTTGTTTGGGTCGTTTCGATTTTGCGTTGCTATTCCCAATCGGAGCACCACCTTTACGCCCGTTGTTCCGGTTTCTCTCGACAATGCCATGATATTTAGTTTCGTCTATCTCAAATTGGTTGATAAAGAAACCAAATGCCATTTCAATGTCCTCCTCTACCGTAACCTCCTCGCCAAGTTGATACTTGAAAATTGCACGGAATAATCGTCCAAGCTGTTTGTCTGATAATCTTGATATAGGTTTGTAGAAAGACTTATATAGTATAAAGCTATCTTTTGCCATTGTCATACATCTTTCAAATAATCGTTTACAACTTTTATAAACTCATCAAGTGACCGGACAACGACATATTTGGCGCCGATACTTTCAAACTCCTTCTGATAGGCTTTCTGATTCTCCGACTGCCTGCCTGTTTTAGTCTTTAATTCCACCCCACAAAAAGGATAAAACTTATTCGGTATAAGAAGTATCAAATCGGGGAATCCTGCACGAACGCCCATCTGTTTGAACTTTGCTGCTTCGATTGCGTTGCGCTTTCCTCCATTAGGAGCATGAACCAGCCTTTTCTTCCATTTGGGATATTTCAAGTCCCAATATTTAATTATAGATTTTTGGAGAGAATCTTCTAAATGTCTCATATATATTTTACTTTAAGTTCCACATTCACCGGCTTATCTTTCATCATGGAGAAAGCATCGAGTATCCTCTCCTTAGTCAACTGGATAGGTCGGGTCATTATTTCACTCTCTATGTTTTCCAACGGTATCTTCTTTCCGTCATAGGTAATAAGAACCGCAGAAGTTATTACGTAAGGACTCATGTCTTGTATTGTTTCTTATCTGCCTTGCAATCTTCTTGCTCAGCTTACTTAGACACTCTGCCTGCTTGCTGTCACCTCCAATATTATGAATGTCTGACTTTCGGTCTTCGATAAGCTTCTGAATGGTTGCACCTTCGGATTTGGTTACTGTAAGTTTCATAATGGATTGTATTAGTGGGGAAGTTCCGAATCGAACAGAACACGTTATTTTGCTGGATGGTAAAGGATAATAAACTAATGAATAACTAATACTAATTTTAAAACAAAATAATTGGCAATCAAAAAGAATAACCGCCCAATACGTTCAACGCTACCATATTCCACATCTTCTCGTCAGTCCCCGTATACAGTGCCATTGGCGTAATCCTGGTTGGGCTTGGCGAGATTGTATGGATAAAATTATTTCCCAAAAACACCTTCACAGGCTATCGCTCCCGGATAGGCGGTCAAGCCACACCGGGATAGTTAACTGTTAGCTGAAATTAAATCACTTAACCCGAACCTTTCACGGGACTTCTGCGTGAGCAGAGGGCGTTTAGTTAATAATTATGGTTATTTATTAGGGATATAATCATTAATCTCCATTTTCCTCATCAGTATAACAAGGCATGAATAATCCTACGCTACTGATATTTTCTATCATGCTGTAAAATACAATAGGTTGGTTAGTACCTTTGAACATAGCGGTACACTTGCCACTTTCATAAAGGGCCTTATTAAGCCGTTGAATAACTTTCATATCAAAGCTAAACTGCGGCAATGGTACAGGCTTCATATTAAGCGCATTCTGCAATACTTTTTCTGCATCTGGAAATTTATCAAATTTAGAAAAGTAGAAGAATACCTTATCATCACCTTTACTGCATTCGATACCATCTTCCGCAATCATAATATTGTCGTATTTCAACATATCCTTGTATAAGTCGGCATGAAGGAATTTCCCGTTAAGTGCTTCTGCCTCGCATTCTTCCAATCCTGATATTTCGGATATTCTGTTTTTAACGAGAATGATACCATCACTTGCGTATGCAAATCCATCTTTGAAATAGACGCATTGCATTTCTTTTCTCAGTTCATTTTTTGAGCAAGCCAAGTGCATCTGTACTTTCTTGTCGAAGTTGTTTTTCTGTTCGCTCATAGATTATTTCTCTTTCTTGTTTTCTATTAATCTTATTTCCTGCTGTTCCCCTGTAATGAGTTTTACCTTAAGCCATGTATTCATAATTTTCTACTTTAAATAAACGTTTTGCTTCTATCTATTTCAATCTCCATTAATTGCAATAACCTCTCTTCATCAGGACTTGGAAGATAAACGCCGCATTCAGCACTCGCCCAATTACGAAAACGCTCAATGCTCGTCGTCATTTCCGCTGTATCTAAATCAGTGGAGCTACGTAAAACTTCCACTTCTCCCAAAAACTTATCATTAATCTTACGGGTGAATATTGTAGGATTTACTAACTTTTTGTAATAGTTCTGTTTTACGTATTCCAGCGTGTTCCCCGTCTCACGGGCGAAGAAGCCTAAAAGGGTGTGCAGGTATTTGTTCTGCTGCGTTGTCCTCTTAGGTTTCTTTTCCGTCAGTTCCACAATGCAACCCTTTGAGAAGAGATAGTTACATCGTATTTTGAACTGTTCTTTGTGGAGTGGGTTGGATAGGTCGTATTGCATAATATTTTAGAATGGCAAATCATCTTGCGGGGATAATCCCGGAGCTTCCGCAATCTGTTCCGGTGTGGGGCTGCTCTGAACGGGCTTATATTCCTTGAAATCTCCAAAAATATACTGTATGCCTTCTTTGCGTTCTTCTTGTTTTGGGGCACAAGTAATAAAATGGGTATGCCCAAACTGTGAAGGTTCCTTGCGTTCGATAACCGCCACATTTAAATAAATTTTCTCTTTCCCGTCTTTGCAGATTACTTTCTTCATTTGCTCGCGGGGAATGTCACTAAGACAAATACTTCCTGTTAAAATCATAAAATCAATATTTTAAAGTTGATAAAGTTCTTCTTTCGTTTTCAACAAGTGGTATAGGTTATTTGTATGTATATACTTGCAGAAATCTTCCACTATACCTTGATTGTATTTTTCAGACAAATCTGTTCGAATACATTCAATAGGTTCGTAAAGGATAAAACCTGTAGATGTCACATCGGTGAGCATGTTACGTTTGTACCCCTCGAACTGAAATAAATCAAAGTAGAAAATGGAACAATCAAAAATATCAAGATAAAAAGTCCACTGGCATGATTTTGTATAATCTTCCGTATGCGGTGTGGAGTACTTGGTTTTAATATCCCGAATTACTTTGGCATATTTTAAATCCGCATAACCATGTACATGTATATCAAAATGTGAAGAATGGTAGTCTTTACCGCCGTGTACCTCATGTTGGGCATCAGGAAATTTATTCCGGTAAAAAATGGCATTTTCAACGGCCTTACTGTTAAACCTGACAATAACCCCTTCTTGCTTCTGTTCGAATATTCCTCTTCCTACATATGTTGCTTTCCCTGTTTCTACTATCTTATGAAAACAAGAGCCTATTGCCGCATAAGCGTTAGGCTCTTTTATTCCCGCAAGAACATTAAGAAGGCGTTCTTCTGTATCCCATATGGAATGTTTGTCTCTGAAACGCCGAAAGGCTTCTAAGGAAGTGACACTTATTCGATACATAACTATTGTTTTTTGAATGTAATAGCATAAGATGTGGTAGATGAACGCGCAGGCGGAAATATTGTATATATCTCACCGGTTTCTTCATCTATTTCCGTTTTATTGGTATTTACAAGCTTAAGGAAACTTTCACGTTGCTTTATCTTTTCATCCACTTCTTTCTTTTCCTTGTTCAGTTTATCCCAAACAATGTCATTGCATCCTGCAAAATCATATTTCACAGATGTCTCTTTTACTTGAACAACGGCTCCTTTGTATGACGGAGTTTCGCCTTTTCCGTATTTTTCCGTTTCCTTGATTACTGCTTCTCTTATATCATTGTTTTTCAAAAAAATAGATATGGATTCACCGATGCTTTTCATTTGAATAACGGCTTCTATGGCACTGATTTCTCCATCAAGTACTTTTTGAATAAAAAGGGAAGCTAATTGTTCCTGTTCTGATTTTGTAGCCGGAATTTTGCTAATTGATAATTCTTTACTCATGGTAGGTTATTATTAATTCTGTATTGTTCGTAATTGGCAGATATGATACTTATATCTTCTTGGGCAACCTTGTAACTTTCATTTACAAGGTTTACGAGAGAAAGGCGTTTGCCTTCATTTTTGGCTTTAGTCAAATATTTATATATCCACTCCATCAGCTTCTCGTCGTTAAACTGTTCTTTGTTAAGCAACTTTCGATTGTCTGTAACAGGCGCCGCTTGCATGCTTGTTTGGTTGTATTTTGTCGAATCTTTATCCCAATAAACATCAGCCCCCATTCCTAATGCTTTGCAAGCCACTGATATGGCATCCGTTAAGGCCATTTTGAAACATTCATCCGATGTATAGAGACCGTTTTTCTCATTTGTCACAAATGAAGAACCGCCGATGCCTTGTATAGCCTCGCTCCATTCCCCGTTCATTTTTACAAATAGGTTTATGTGAACGAAACTGGATATTACTCCATTGCCACCATTTTCGTTCCACATTCGGATGATTTCATATTTCCATCCGAAACCACACACCCCAAATTCTTCGGTAAGCCTTTTTATGCGCCACATAGGGTTTATATCAGACATACCTTTCAATCTTCCCGCAGCAATACTTTTTATAGCTTCTTGGGGGACTTTTTTGACGCGGTTGTATAAATCTAAGTTGTTCTCCATAATGTTGATAATTTAACAATATCTTGGCATCCCTTGACTAACGCAAAGAAACATCCTTTCATCTTCGAATTCGTCAGGTGTATAATCATATTGATTACATTCGAGTTCTGCGCGCAACTCCTCAATGTCTTCCTCTATAAGCTGAATGATTTCTTCTTTTGAAGAATACCCATACTTGGGAAGATAGTCCAAATCGCAAGCTTTGACTTCGTTCAGCTCCTTGTACAGTTCTTCAAGTTCATTTTCCATTGTATTGTGTTTTTAAACCGCCCGTACAAGGTTAAAGGAAAGCGGTGCGCACTTCGCTTCTCTCACGGCTTTTAGTACGGTAATAGCACTACCTTTGATGCGGCTGGAATAAATTGCTATTTCATTTCCACTGCTTCTCCATTTATTAAAGTATAGAATGCATCTTCTTTGATTGACTTACCGTCTACTTTGAACGCTTTGACTGAAATGATAGGATAAGTGCTCCCGTCCCATTCTCCACGTTCAGTAAGCACAATCCAGCATCCTAATGCTCCCTTTGCCTTGCAATCCTTTCCGGCAGCAAGGGCTATGCTTTCTTTGCTGGTAGCTGATGCAGCGCCTTGGTAGCCGGTAGCTGATGCAGCGCCTTGGTCGCCGGTAGCTGATGCAGCACCTTGGTCGCCGGTAGCAATCTTTTCCTTTACCCACTTACATTTGCTGAAAGTGAACTTGATTGCCGCATCAACAATGCTTTTAATACTTAACTCTGCTCCTATGTGGATTTTTGAGCAAGCAATTTTGGTATCATCCGTATCAACATCCATATCCCCACTTCCTTCAACTTCATGGAACTTGTTCATACCAATGTTTGCAGGAGGATAATAGCCAAATACATCTAAGGGATGAAGACAATAGTGGAAACCATTACTACAAGCGCTTATATCACCTTGTTCTTCGTAATCTTTTCCCTCTTCATATTTAAAACCCCTGCAAGTCATATCAGAATTGAAGCCTTTGAACCCTTTTATCTTACTGAATTCTTTCGGGATAGTAACATTATCAGGAAGGTTTGCTCTGAGAGCCATATATGCCATATAATTTGTATCAACCCCCGCTATTCCCGTCCCAATGGCGGTAAGAAGAAACTCCTTTTCAGGATGTTCGTTGGCAAAATTCCGTAAGTTACCCAAATAGGTTATCAAATCTTCTTCCGTGACTTTCTCCATATCTTTATCCAGCGTAGGGATAGCATAGGATTGCCCTTGTAATCCTTCGGCTTGTCCCATGATTGCACCGAATTTCTCAACTGCTAATCTGGCTGCTCCACCGGCATGGTTGCCGTTCATATTACTGCCAAAAACAAATATTTGATTCTCTTTAAGTTCCTGAATATTTTCAGGAGTAAATTTCTTTTTCATATTTATATTGTTATTAATGGGTTTCAAATAAAAACCGGACTATCTTCACAGACCGCCCGGCTACGACTAAACAAATACTTCATCTGTAGTGAAGATGTTGCGACACCCGGACTCGAACCGGGACGAGTTGTCAAGCTCCGCACATCTAAGGTTTGACATTCCTATCATAGAGTGCTGCGTCTACCATTCCACCATGTCGCAGTGTTTCCCGACCAGCACGTGGACGGGACTGTTTATATTAAAATATATCATGAATTATTCACCCTCACGGGCTTATTGAGTAATTTTTAAGAAATCAGGAGAAATCCCATATAAGGGCGTTTTGCCATCCCATTTATCAATAAATTGTTTGTATAAGATTTCTTTCGTCAATCCTCTTGACGTAATTAGAGCCTGTTCTGTCTTTAACTGTTCAAGCTCATTTCGTTTTCTCTGTTCTGCTATTTGCTGGTCTAACACTGAGATATTGGTATTAACCTCATTACGGCTATCAATCTTTTCACGTACTGCTCTTGAAAATTCAAGCTGCGCGGAAAAAGTCAACAATTGAAGCCCTCTTTTCTCAAATTCTTTATCTACTATCTGTTCCAGCCGTTTTTCAAAAAGAAGAGAACCGCCATCAGCCATCAAGCTGTCTGTCTTATGTTTTCGGCTTTCTTCTTTTATCAAGTCATAAATACGCGGTTCAAGTATATTGTCTTCAAGGCTTTGCATAAAACCATCTTTCCCGGATTCCGTATCGGCTTTATCTATATGTTTATTATCGAATACAACATCAACAGCCCTATTTTTTATAACTTTATATGAATAGGTGGGACGTGCATTAAATTCTGTGTTATCGGCAGCTTTCAAAGTGACAGGTTTGGCAAATTCACCTCTTTGGTCAAATAATGGGACTTGAAACAACTCTGTACCCCATTCCCAAGTGGAAACTCTACCCGATACCACCTTGAAATCCTCTTTCCCTTGCTTACCGTAGTTCTCCATCAGAACCCCAGCATAGTTAGGGGCTACTCTTTCGCAAGAAGCGAATACCAATAAGGTCATACAAACCAATGTCAGATTAATCAATCTCTTCATTTTTTAAGTTTTTAATTAGTTTATAAAAAAAATAAATTATAGTGGCTGATATTACTGCTACGCCTAGCCAAGCGTGTAGGTGATTAAAAATCCTGTTCCCAATAGCAATTCCGATAATCAAAAGTGCTATTAATTTGATGTACTTATTCATAATTCTGATTATTTGGTTATTATTGTTCCCGTGAGCGTTCCGATGTTAAGCCTTACCACTCGCCTTAGGGTGAGCCACGGGATTATATATAATAAGCGTGTACGGGCGCCTTTCATTACCACCGCATACTTTATACCGATTTAAGACTGTATCGGACGCTTATGTTGTCTTTATGACCTTTGTCTCTTGCGATACGGGCGCCCAAACCGCATACTCTCTACCGTAGGACATTTCGGTGCGAAGAAACAATCACGATAACCAAGCCTATACGGAGTCACCGCGTTTCCGCTATCCGTAATCCTCGGTTATATTGAAACAAGTCTAAATATCAGATACTTAAACCTTATTTCACATTCAATACGTCAAAGAACTATGTATTTTGCTCCCTCTGCACGACTCGAACGTGCGACCTTCGCTAACCGGAAATTACCGGATACTAAACCTTCGAACAAGTAACCATAGCGATGCTCTGCCTGGCTGAGCTAAGAGGAAGGAGCGTTGTTCACACAACGCGGTTTCTTTCTATGAACCTTTCAATGCTTTTCAAGTCGTACCAAATGGTACGTTTGTTATATTGGGAAAATGATATTTCGGCATTGTTCCTTAGTTTTTCCAACAGTTTATCACTGCATCCTAAGTATGCCATTGCTTCCTTAGCGGAAAGCCATAGTTTGTTGACCGGCTCTACCTTTCCTACAGATTTCGTTCTTCCCATAACCTACCAACTTAGACTGTCGTAATATTCTTTGTTATTTAAATAAGTCTTTACGATTTGAGTATCGCTACAACCTTCGCCGAGAGAATCTACAATAACATTGTAAGCCGTTTCCGTCATGTTGTATATGACTTCCTGATTATAATCTGATTTACCTACGATGCCGAGAAGGAATAAGAAGCCGATAAATCCTATTGCAAACATGGCTGTCTGTTTTGATATTCTGTTGATATTCATAATGATATTATTTAAGTCGTTTTACTATCAACCCTTCAGGGCAGCTTGTCGAATAAAAGCTATATCCGTTTTTAGATAGTCTGGACATGGTAGAGCGGGCTACATTGGGTTTTATATGCTTGTCCTTTATAATCACTGTGTCACCGACTTTTATACTTTTTAATGTGTCGGATGGAGATATTTTCTTTACTGCTATTGTCTTGATGTCATTCATATTTATGTGCTAATTGTATTAATCACCCACGAAACAAGAGCCAAAACGTCCTCTGTTGTTAGAAGTATAATAGACGGAAGCCGGAGCATTGAAATTATCATAGGCGCTTCTTTTTGCCGGCTTATAGCCTTCATTCTCCTTTCTCAATCTATTAGTGAACGCTTTATCGTCAGCAGACTTATAGTCTACCATATTGGCTATTTCCTCTTTTACGCGGACAGAAAACTTTGCCATCTTCCAGGACTTTTTCAAACTTTCAGACCAGGTGTATTTTCCGGTCTTGTAGAAGTTGTGAGCCTTTTTCATTATGTCTGATAAATCGTACTTCATATTTGCTTTCTTTATTTATTTTCTTATCTTTGTATTTACTTTAAAAAGTAACGTTGTTGATTAACAACAGTGCAAAGATACTATCTATTTTAGAAAGCACAAAGAAATACTTTCTTTTTTAGTTAGTATTTTATATGTTATAAAACATGTTTTATATAAAACTCTGATTAATATATTGTTATGGTTGAGTTTAGGACAGCATCGAAGGGGAGAAAGGAGTATCCTAAGGTAATAATGCCGGAGGAAAAGGATAAAATAGTGCATGAACTTCTTAATAAAGAAGGAAATGGTTTTTATTTTGAATATAAAAATGTCCCAAGTCTTAATATCAGTATGGTGCAATTTGAAAAAGTGATGATTGAACTTGAAGACATGGGGATGCTTAAAATTGAAGGTTATAAGAATGGCGGTAAAATATATCTTAATTCAAAATTGGATACATTCTACCGCTATGGGGGATTTAAGATGCAAGACAAAATACTTTCAAATGATTTGGAGAGACTAAAACTTGAACTTGAATCTCTTAAAAAAACGGTGGAGCCACCCGTTTCGGAGAAAGTAAAAACCATCACTGAAATTGCGGCATCTATTACATCTGCATTGGCTTTTGCTTTCGGGAGGGTACAGCCCTAAATGTTTTTCAAGATACGTAATAGGTGATTCTTTTTCACTGTCGCTGCTAATTTCATGCAGTGAATGAAATATTACTTCACCGTCTTCGGCGTTTGTAACGGTTCTCTCTACATTAAGGCTGTTTTTTCCCTCAACGTATCTACGGGAAATTGTAATTGTGTAATTAGGTTCATTTTTCATAATTCGTTCTTTGAAATGTTGTACAATCGGTTAATTGATAATATAATTTTATGGATAAAAATTTGATTTTGATGTGCAAATCTGCTACCGAATACATTATTAGGAACAAAAGCATTTCCCAAAAGAAGTGCGAAGAATTATTTGGTAGTAGTGGTACAGTAGTTTTTGAGAAGCTAAAAAGTTTAGGAGCAGGCAAAAATATTGGATACGGAGATTTGCAAGTCACCCAAGAAGCCAAACGGCTTATTGATACTAAACACTTTGACAACCTAATAGAACAGATTGAAAGAGATGAATATGATAGGAACTTGTCAAATAAAAGCAAGAAAGCCACCATAAAATCCGTTCGTATAGCAAAAATAGCTTTGATTTTGTCTATATTTTCGATGACCGGGTGGCCGCAAATGTTTTTTAAATGGCTATGGTCTATCATTCTTAAATCCGTTTATTAGCTTATTTGCAAACTCATGAATAAAGTCTTTTGTATTTAAGAGATTTTTTTTGAACTCATCGTGAAAAACTTTTTCCCCGTTTAAAAATATATCTCTTGAATACAAATCAGAATCTTCATCTACTGACATTATAATTTCAATCTTTGTTATTTTCTTCATTGCTATATAATTTATTAATTGATATAAAACAGTAATACTTGCCCGATTTCTATAATCTGTTGCCATAACATGAGAAAGGAAATCGCCTGACGGATAAGGCTGAGATTATCCAATGTTTAACATTATAATTAACGCTTATGGCAAGAATTACTGTAAGGGTCAAAACCACAACCAGGATTAAAATCCGGCGGACTGTAATTAGGGTTCGCAGAGGTTAAGACCCAAAGGGGTGGCAGACCATTGCTGCCCCTTTAAATATTCATCGTCCTTTTCCTACTTTTGTTTTAGGGAGATTGTATTTGTTTATAATCTCCTCATACGCAGAATAGGCTAAAGAGTCAACGTGCTCGTTGTATTCATTGCCGCTGTGTCCCTTTACCCAAACAAAACATATCTCATGGAGTGATGCGGCGCAATGATGATAGAGGTTTATTAAGTCTAAGTTCTTTTTGGGTTTCTTGCAGTTCGTAAAGCTCGTTATACAATATTGAGAATCTGTATACACGGTTAATGTAGCCCCTTTTGGAACGGATTTTACGGCACTTATTATTGCAAGCATTTCCATACGGTTGTTCGTAGTGCCAACGAATCCTTTTTTGGATTCTTTTATTATTATACCGTCTTTAAGTATTATATAAGCAGACCCGCCTTCTCCATAAGGAGAAAGATTATCGCAACTACCGTCTGTATATGCTTCATATTTAAGACTTACTTTTTCCATTGTAATTATATTAATATTAAGTTTATAGTTATAATGAATATATAGTTTATAATAAGTTATATAACTTAATAAATAATAACCTGCTTTGATTTGAGGTAGGGGAATTGAGCGAATCATCCCCTTACCCGTAGAGAGCGTTTTTCTCTCTTACGGTTTTGGGGATAATTCAAGAGAATGAGCCCGTCATCTCGGCTTTTTCGTCTCGGCTCTGAATTGGGTGCTTCCAATCTCGGCTTTCAGCTTTTACAGAGTTGGTTATCTCGTAACCTGCACCTGCGCACCAGTCTGCTTATTTCAATCGACTGCCTTCTTTCGTGCATCCCCTCACGGGCTTTCACCGTGAAGCTTCGGAAGGTTGTTTTAAATCTGTTATTGGTCGAACGTATTTTCCCCGATAGCCCTCCGCAGTAGCTCGTAAAGCGGAAACAATAACCGATTCTACTTTATAAAATAAAAAAATCCGTTGCTAAAGTAGAGCGGCAACGGATTTCCATATAGAAAAGCCCACGTTAGGGCGATTGTTTAATCATGTGTCTGTTGCCGCTCTACTTGCAACGGATGCAAAGATACTATCTAAAATGGAAAGTAAAAATAAAAACGAAGCAAATCTTAGTGATTTAACAAAAAGATTTCTAGAAGAAGTCGAAAGGATGGGAGTATCTTTCTATAATATAGCGAAGAGCACTGGGGTTAAAGAGGCTATGTTCACTAAAATAAAAAGGGGGATACAAGAGCCAAGCAAGAAGTTCTTATCTAAGTTTGCAGAATGTTTTCCAGATGCAAATATGAAATATATCTATTTGGGCAATGAAAAAAATAATGCCGAACATGATATTAATAATGAAGCGTTTAACGATTATACTTATCGTTTTTTAGAGACGATAGAAAAGTTGGAACTTACCGATTATAAGGTGTGGAACACTTTAGAAAATTTATCAAAGGCCACCATGTCTAAAATAAGACGTGGAATATGCGGTGTGTCTATGAACACGTTGCAAGAGTTTTGTCAAATGTATAAAGTCAACGCCAACTACATCCTCACCGGCAAAGGTCCAATGTTTCTTGACAATGAAACTTCACATTCGTCTTTGTCTGAAAAAGATGTAGAAGATTTGCCATCTCCGGAAACTGCTGAATACTGGAAGCGAATGTATGAAACGACAGTAGTCATGTATGAAGCGCAATTTGAGGATTTACAAAGGCGATTTAACGCTCTGAACAAATCTGTGGAAGAAATACAAGACCTATTTAGTGTGAGAAGAAAGGCTGTTTAATATATATGTTTACAAACATGTTTTGAAATAAAACTTTTTCAATATAAAATTTGTTGATATTTTATTTCGACAAGACACAAATTATTAATTTGAAATATAATGAATGAAAATGTAAATCTAATGATGAAGCACATGCTCCGTCTTGCAGAAGCGTATGAAAAATTACTTAAAGAAGTTGTACAACTGAGACAAGAAGTCGCAATACTGAAAGGCGGAAAGGTAAAGGAAAAGAAAATTTATAATATGAAGATTTTAGGCAGTCAGGTTGGCGGAAGTTGATACAAAAAGCGGAAATGTGCTTCATCATTTGGTTTATGTAAAATAGAATAAACAAATAGTTTATTTACCCCGCCAGTAATACGGCTGGCGGGGTATCATAACGTAAATGTTGTTATTTATAATTAGTCTAAATTACAAATAAATCTGTCTCACATTTTGGTTACATCCTTATTTATGTCTTATTTTGTAGCGAAATATTGTATTACGAAGTATAATACAAAAATAGTGCTGTAATTGTGATGTTATTAACAATGTTTATAGCGTTGTTAATGGTGTTGTGTTTAAGATATGTTGTTCGTTCGTTCTTTCTTATATTATAGTATCATAGTATCAAAAGGATATGGGAAGTGTTATAGAAAACAAGAAAGTTAATGTTATTACAAAAAATCGTCAGGTAAAAACTAAAGGCGATAGGTTAGGATGGACTTTAAGGAGTGAAGTTAAGCATGTTCCTTTACGCGGAGTAGTTGGTAGAGGAAGAATTGTTAGTGAAACGTGCTGTTTTATTTCAACCACTGCAAAAATGATTATGTAAATGTTCGATAGGGTACAGCCGTTTGAATTAAAATATATACAGAAAGCGTCTCCTAAAGAGGGGGACGCTTTTGATTTCTCGTTAATATATAAATTTTATACGGACAAGACGGAAGAGTATCAGAGATTAAAATATATAATCCGAGCAGAATCTTATGATGATGTTTTTGCAATAAAATTCTATGCTGCAAGAGATAGGAAATTAGATAATAAATATAATAGGATTATTAAAGCTCACGGCTACAAGGGAGCAATGGGAATATTTATTACCTGTGCTTCAGTAATTCCTATGATAATCAAAAAATATCCTAATGCTTCTTTTGCTGTAAATGGAGCAGAAAGTATGGATATGGAAAGTGATAAAGTGGAAGGGAGAGCAAACAATCAAAGATTCAGAATATATAAAAATATAGCTTTGAACTTATTCGGAAGGAAAATGTTTGAACACATTGAATATAAGAATGTAAGCTCCTACATTCTTGTAAATAGGAAGAGCTGCCAAGATGTTCAAGAGAAGGCGGAATGTATTAAAGAAATGTTTTTTAGCAGAGGATTTGAAGGGTAGAATTAGCATTGTTGAATAGGGTTAAAAATAGAATGTATGCAAATTGTATGCAAATTGTTTTTGTATGTAAAATAAATATTTGATATATAATATTATAGATGCACTAAAAAAGAGCTTCCCAAGCTGAGGGTCGCGGGTTCGAGTCCCGTTTTCCGCTCTCTTGAAAATCAAGCAGTTACAAATAAAGTAGCTGCTTATTTTTTTTATGTATGCTGAATAACATTCCGCTTTTAGACCCTTTTAAACCCCTTTAATCTTATCTTTGTATGCAAATTCTATGCAAATTTTCAGATTTGCATAAACTAAAAACATAGATATATGGCAACGGTTAAATTCTACCTTGATAAAAGAAGGCAAAAAAAAGATGGCACTTATCCGATAAAGTTGAATGTATTCCACAACAAACAAATAATGATAGCTACGCAGCTAAGTGCATCGGAAAAAGAATGGAATGGGAATGAATATTCTGTGCGTGCACAAAATTACAAGCCGAGGAATATAGTTGCCCGTGGAATAATAAACAAGGCGGAAACAGTAATATTTACTTTAGAGCAACAAGAAAAGTTGAAATCAACTACAGACAAAGCTTTGAAGAAGTTGATAGAGGACGCTATAAGTAGCAAGGTTGAAAACCAAAAGACGTTTCTCTATTATCTTGATGAATTCGTTTCCAAGAAAACCAATCAGGGAACTAAGTCTATATATACAACCACAAGAAACAAGATTGAGGAATACGATAGTCATTGTACTTTTGAGAGCATGGATAAGTCATGGCTGGAAAACTTTGAAGCGTGGATGGCAAAGACGATGAAGGTTAATGCCTATGCTATTCATTTACGGAACATACGTAGTGTATTCAACTACGCCATTGATGAGGAGTACACAACATTGTATCCATTCAGAAGGTTTTCAATAAAGAAAGAGGAAACCCGAAAACGCAGCCTTACAGCAGAACAACTTAGGTTATTGAGAGATTATCCATGTGAGGAATACCAGATTAGATATAGGGATATGTTCATGCTCATGTTCTATCTCATAGGAGTAAATGCAGCCGATTTGTTTAACGCAAAACATTCTGCATTGGTAAATGGTCGTTTTGAATATAAAAGAGCTAAGACGGGGAAATTATACAGTATTAAAGTAGAACCGGAAGCGCAGGCTATAATTGAGAAATACAAAGGGAAGGATTATCTTCTTAATATAATGGATGAATACGGAAATTACAAGGATTTCCTGCATCGTATGGGAATAGGGTTAAAACAGATTGGAGAGACAGAAAGGAAGGGATTGGGAGGGAAAAAGAGTAGAAATCCTTTATTTCCTGATTTGTCCTCATATTGGGCAAGACACACATGGGCCACGGTAGCGGCAGAACTCGATGTCCCCAAAGAGGTAATCGCCCACGCGCTTGGGCATAGTTGGGCGAACAGCACAACGACTGACATCTATATCCATTTTGACATGCGAAAAGTAGATAAAGCTAATCGGAAAGTTATCGATTATGTAAATGTTTTTAAGAAGTAATAAGGAAGTGGGGAGATAAATATTTTCGATAATTATACCAGTTATTTCGGATAGATAGGTATGATATTCCAAATAATTACATATCTTTGCGAAAGCATGTCAAGTGGCATGCTTCCCATACTGACGAAAAGACATGAAAAAACTTACAATCAAACAAGAGAATTTTTGCAACTACTACATCGAAAGCGGCAATGCTTCCGATGCTTATCGTCGTGCCTATTCGTGCGAGAAGATGAGAGACAAACAAGTGTGGGAAGAATCTTGCAAATTGTTGTCTAACCCAAATGTAGCCCAAAGGGTTAAAGAGTTGCAGGAGGAACAAAAAAACAAATCGGATATAACTAAAGAACGCATTCTACAAGAATTGTCCGGTATAGCTTTCTCATCCATTGCCAGCATGCACAACACATGGATAGAGCGTAAAGAATTTGATGAGCTCTCTGACAAAGAGAAATCAGCAATAAAAAGTATATCTACCAAGATATTGAAAAAAAATATCGGAACAAGTGATGCTCCGGAAATTGTAGATGTTGAATATGTGAAGATAGAACTTTATGATAAGATAAAGGCTATTGAGCGTATATGTAAAATGCTTGGGTTTGATGAGCCTACCGAAATAGAGATGAATACCAGCAAACCCATAAGTGTCGAGGAAGCAAAGAAACTGATAGAAAGGCTATGATGGACGGTGTGCGGTATCTACAAGCATTTTGTATGTCGGGCGTTCTCAATTACACAAAATTTTTCTTTAAAAGTAAAACAGGGCGCAAATTTGTGGTGAGCAGACACCATGAACGCATATGTAATGCGTTGGATGATGTTATTTCCGGAAAAATTCAAAAACTGATAATCAATATTGCACCACGATATGGAAAGACCGAATTAGCCGTAAAGAACTTTATATCATACGGATTGGCACTCAACCCTTCCTCAAAGTTTGTCCATCTCTCATATTCTGATGATTTGGCTCACGATAATTCAGAAGAGATTAGAGACATAGTTAAATCAGAAGAGTATCAACAGCTGTTCCCGTATGTCCAGATAAAGAGAGGCACAGACAGCAAAAAGAAGTGGAGTACCACTGCTGGCGGTGGTGTATATGCGGTATCAACAGGTGGACAGATAACGGGATTTGGCGCTGGAGAGGTGGACGATATAGATGATAAAGAAACAGAAAAAGAAATAGATAGCATATTAAAGGGGGCAAGGTTTTCCGGCGCCATTGTCATAGACGACCCTATTAAGCCGGAGGACGCTTTGTCTGACGTGAAAAGGGAAAAGGTTAACCAACGCTTTGAAACTACTATCCGTAACCGAGTGAACAGCCGAAACACCCCGATTGTAATAATCATGCAGCGCCTGCATGAGAATGATTTGTGCGGCTATCTTATGAAAACAGAGCCAGGGCAATGGACTGTTCTTTCATTGCCGGTCATAGAAAAAGAAGCGGGCGGGAAAGAATTTCCTTTGTGGGAATTTAAACACACATTGGATGAATTGCATAATCTCAATAGAATAAATCCATTCGTCTTTGAAACACAATATATGCAAAACCCTACACCTATAGAAGGTCTCATGTACGGTACATTCAAGACTTATAGGGAAATACCATATACTAACCGTGCCATTCGGAAAAATTATACCGATACCGCAGATACGGGCGGTGACAGATTATGTTCCATAGATTATGTGGATACAGAAATAGGCAACTTTATTTTAAGCATACTATATACGGACGCTCCTATGGAGGTTACGGAACCGCAAGTTGCAGCTTTGCTTGCCAAAGATAGAGTAACCATAGCTAACATTGAAAGCAATAACGGTGGACGTGGTTTTGCCCGAAACGTAGAGCGGCAATCACGCATAATGGGCAATAATGAAACAGAAATAAAATGGTTTCATCAGTCGGGAAATAAGGAAGTTCGAATATTTACCCGCTCCGCTGAGGTTATGAATCTTACATATATGCCGGAAGGTTGGGAAGTGCTCTTTCCTGAATTTTATGCAGAGATAAAATCTTTTAGGAAGTTCGGAAAAAACGCACATGATGATGGGGCAGATGCTCTTACCGGAACCGTAGAAAAACGCGGAGATTTTGAATATGACAGCTATGAGGCTGCGACAGTCGCATTTTCCGGCATTCCAATTGTAGAAATACATCCACTGCTTAATGGGCGTTTTCTGTATGCGAAAGCGTATGTTGTACATGATACAATATATGTGGACGATGCGTATATAGGAGAATTGATTCCCATCAAAGAAATCGCCGCGCTGGTCGCTGGTACCGATGTAAACATTGAGACTTCGCAGGCGATGCTTCATTATATACGCGATTATAGGGCTGAAATAGGTGATGTGTGGGCAAGGCAAGAAAATACAGGAAAACTTTCTTATATTGAAGCATTTAAGGGGCTAATTCGAGATTTTAAATTCAAGAGGGATAATAAAATGTCCTTATTTATGCGTAATCTAATGGACTATGACGGCAAAGATGTCTATGAAGCAATGTATGTATTGTGTTGTATAGCGGATAGAGTAAAAAGAAAATCAAAAAAATAATCATAAAAATGCTGTTTGTTATTTGGAATTAGTCTAAATAATATATATATTTGCACACGTAGGGTCACTACAAGCGTGTGAAGTTGCACGCAACCGTATTAATGGACTAAAACACTAAATATATGGGAGTGGCCGCATTTATTTGCTGTCACTCCTGCTTTGTATATGGGCATATTTACTAAATTTTGGAAGCCAGAGAATAAAAAGTCTATTCCGATGTATGATAATGTAAATCGGGTAGAAAGAGATGCAGCAGGAAACTACTGGTTTTTGTCCGATTTGTTCGGAAGGCGTTCCAAATGGAAAGTGTATTATGACATGACTAACAATTTGGATAAAGCCGGAGCGCTTGTTTCCTGTACGCCTTTCTTCACTGTAGTTGATAAAATCGGTTCTATGATGTCCCGTGGTATTCCTTATGTGGTAGATAAGGATGGAAATGAAAAAAGGACATTTGCCGATATACGTAATATACTCAACGCTCCCAATCCGCTGCAAACATTCTCTTCATTTGTAAAGCAAATTGAAATATGTCTTAAGGTATTCGGCTATTGTCCAATTGTTCTTGTTAGAGCGACAAAAACAAGCACTCCTAAGGCAATGTGGATAATTCCACCTGAGATTTTCCATATGGAAGGAACCGGTAAGGTGTTTCGCCAATACGAACTGAAAAATATTATATCAAGTGTATATATAGACTGTAACGGAACTCGATTAGAGTTGGAGGATTATGAATACCTTGTAATATATGACAGCAATATAGTAATAAATAGCGGTGCGACTGCTGATGTCAAATTTGAGTCCGTTTCAGATAGCCTTTCCCAGCCTATATCAAACTGGGTAGCTTCTATGTCTGCAAGCCATACATTGCTTGTAAATGGTGGTCCTAAAGGCGTGCTCTATAATGATTATACTGACCAGATGGGAAATGTTGCCCTTTCCTCGGAAGATGAAAAGGATATAAAGGACAGATTTAAACGTGATTATGGCTTAGTAAACAAGGAATATCCCATTTTGGTGACACGTTACAAATTAGGATGGCTTCCTCTTGATTTTAATGCTGATGAATTAAAACTTCATGAAGAGGATAAGAGGTGTACAGATAAGATTGCCAATGCAATGGGCATAAATGCCAATCTTTTTACGGACGCCAAATACGACAACCTTGAAAGTGCCGGGAAAAAGGCTTATCAGGACGTAATCATTCCCGATAGCCGAAAGATAGCAGAATGTCTTTCAAAAGCTATATGTCCGGAAGGTGTTTTTATTAAGATTGATTTTACAGATGTTGAATGCCTTCAAACCAACAAGGAGACAGAAGCCAATACATTGGTTAAAGTTGCTGATGCCTTACAGAGATTGATAGATAAGTCTTTGATAACACATGATGAGGCACGTATAGAAGTTGCAAGATACATAGATATTGATCCAGATAATCCAAAAGGAGATTTTGATAGCAGCGCAGCAAGCAGTGCATCTGTTGAAAATAACGTCAATAACAGTAAGGAAAATGGAAACAATGACAAATAAATACAAAGATAAGATGGGGATGCAGTATAAATTGTTCTCCATAAACTCAAAGGATGTCCAATACAGCCCCGAAAGCCGGACTATCAGCGGATACGCTGCTGTATTCGGAAACATGGATAAGGCTCATGATATTCTATTGAAAGGTTGCTTTTCAAAAAGTATCAATGAAAGAGGGCCGCAAAGCCAGGCAAATGACAAAATTATACTCCTTTGGATGCACGACATGTCAGAGCCTTTGGGATTTATTACAGAATTGAAAGAAGATGATAGAGGGCTTTATTTTGAGGCGCGCATTGATGAGATTGAACTTGGAGATAGGGCCATAAAACAACTTGAGTCAGGCACGCTTAATCAATTCTCTATTGGTTATGAGTATGTATGGGAGAATTGCGAATGGGATTACGAAAAAGAAGCCCTGATTGTTAGAGAGGTTAAGCTGTATGAAATATCGGTGGTATCAATTGGCTGTAATGGAGAAACCGAGTATTTGGGATTGAAGTCAATTGAAGACTACGAAAACGCTTATAAGGATTTAAGCGGTGAAATTTCCTTGTTATGTAAAAATATGAGTACAACCAAGCAACAGCGTTTGCAAAAAATTATAGCCAAAGCAATGTCACTTGCATCTTTTAGGCCGGACGGTGTTATACCTGCTCCACCCAAAGGGATGGAAGCCGGCAGTAATGGCAAAACGGAAGAAAAATCATTATGTAATTTATTAAAACTAAAATCGGTATGAAATTAGGATTTTTAGAACTTATGGACACATCCGGCTTGTCCGAAGAAAACAAGAAGTTTTTTGAATCTTTGGACGAAAAAATGGGAGAAGCCTTTGAAAAACAAGTGAAAGGCTATCTTGCGGATGAAGTGAAATTGGAAGATTTGCGTAAATCCATAAAGGATGCCGCTGATTCCATAAATGACATCAAGGAAAAGGATTTTGCCGGCATTGACAAAAAGACTTTTGAGGAGAAGGTTAATGAATTGGAGAATGCCATTTTACGTGTAAAGGCTTCTACCGAAGTAGGTAAAAACGGGGAGGTAAAGATTAAATCTGTTTATGAGCAGCTACACGAACAGCTCAAGGAGTATATTGCCGCGGACAAGAAGGGCGTTATGTCTCTTGATTTGAAATCGGCTTGTCAGTCGGCTCCCGGCAATAAGTTGGGATTAAATCTTGTGCTGGAAAAGAAAGACGCTGCAACTATTACTTCCGGGGCCCTTGCTCCGCATTACGGACTTGAGGTTGACCCAAATTTATCAGTTAATCCGAGAGCGCAAACCGTCATTAGAAAATATGCAAATGTATCAAGCACAAATAATAGGGCTTTGGTTTATGCGGAATATACAAGCAAGGACGGAGATGCTGCATGGGTTCCTGAAGGTGGGCTAAAGCCTTTGATGGATGCGACATTGACAGAAAAAACAATAACCGCTGCCAAAGTGGCTATTGCTGCTAAATTTACAGAGGAAACGCTGTCGGATTTTCCCAGCTTCGTCAATGAAGTTGAAACGGAAATGGTAAATAAACTTGGAATCAAAGAAGAGCAGGGAATTTTGTCAGGCAATGGCTCTAGTGGAGAAATAAAAGGCGTTGCATCGGATATGCCGGCATTCTCTCTCTCTACTTTCTATGTTGAGAAGCCAAATATGTTTGATGCTCTTGTGGCTGCATATTCGCAAATTGTATCCACCAGCGAAATGGCTTATCGTCCGAACCTTGTACTGATGAACCCATTGGATTACGCGTCCATGCAGTTGGCTAAGGATGCTAACGGTCAATATCTCCGCCCATTCCGATATGGAGATGAATTGATTCAGGGATTGCGTGTAGAAACGACCACAGCAGTAAAACAAGGAGATTTCATCATGGGTGATTTCTCATACTTGAATATTCGTGACTTGTGGGTATTGTCTATTACCTTAGGATGGGAGAATGACGATTTCCGCAAGAATATCGTGACTGTAATCGCAGAGAAGAGGCTGATGTGTTATATCAAGTCGCAATATAAGACCGCATTTGTAAAGGACACATTCTCTACTGTAATAGAAGGTATCACTCAAGAAGCATAAGGAGAATAATTATGGGAAAAGAATATAGAATAAACCTGACTAAGCGTTATAACGTAACATTTGTCAAGGATGGTGTGAAGTATAAAACAGGCGATGAAGTTTCAGTCGGAATGGCTCTTGCGAGCAAGTTTTATGCCGAGGGTAAAATTGAAGCGACAAACGAACTGATTAATGATGCCAGAGCGTTGGGTTGCGAGGAGTTGTTCACTAAACGTAAATCTGCGAAAAAAGATACGGTATGATAATTGACTACGAATCTTTCACCGGGTTGCTGAGTGTCGGGATAAATCCTGACACTGGCGCTCCCTCTATAACAAGAGATGCGGAGTTGGGCAAAATAGAATCATATATTTCCGTATATGAACAGGAATATTTGATTCGTATACTTGGTGAGGATATGTGTAAGGCTTTTACCGATTATCTTAACTCAAAAGAAGATAGCGTTGATGATAAATGGGATAGGCTGCTTGCTATTTTATCAGAAAAATACAGCCCTATTGCTTGCTATATATTTTTCAAGTATATAGCGGACGGTAATTACAGCGTAACAAATGTTGGAACAGTAACTTCTGCCGATGGAGATGCTGTTTCTCCACAAGTTTTGAAAATTAGGGCATGGAATGATATGGTAAATATGAACAAGCGTGTTTATAAACTTTTGCAAGGAAAGGAATATGCTGGTGTATGTTTCAATCCATGTATGTTGCGTAAAATAAACTGTATGGGAATATGAAGCCGGTAAATGATATATTTGCGGACATTGTAAAAAAGGTATCGAAAAGATACGGAAGCAATGTGTCGTTTTTATTCGGAGACTGGGCCTACATAAGCAATCAATTAACTTTATGGGGTAAAAGCCCCAAGACAAGTAAATTGAAGTTTCCTATAATATGTCTTTATTCTCCGTTCACGGAAGATAGAAGTTCTGCCGAGACAGAGGTTAGCCTGGAGTTTATTATTATGGTAAACACTTTGAAAGGGTATTCGAATGAAGACCGGCAAAAAACTTCCTTTGAGCAGGTATTGCGACCTATATACAATATTTTCTTGGATGAAATCAAGAAAGACATAAACATTGTCCGTAGTTACAATGATGTGGTTCCACATTCCTACATTGAAAACTACAGATATGGCAGGGTTGGGGTAATAGGAGAAGACGGGAAGCCATTCAGTGATTTTATTGATGCTATCGAGATGAAAAATGTAAATTTAACCATTAAAGAAGTAAAATGTTATGGCAACAGATTATAGAAAGTGTCCGGGCGTTGCAACTTTTAATACAGGTAGTTCCGTGTGTGTGCTTGACCCCGGTAAAATAAAAGCTATCATACTGACTATTCACGGTCATAAGATACCTACAGAGAAAACAGCGGAAGCCTTTGAAAAGGCTTGCCATGCAGACCGTCCGGGAAGAATATTCCCTATCAAAACGATTGTGGAATATGCACCTTCCGGTGGAGAGGCTCAAACTTCTGCTACGGGATACGGCCCTACTAAAATCACAAGCTATTCAGCTAAAAATGATGTATGGACTTTGCAGGACTACGATGCCAGCTTGAAAGCAAACATCATGGTGGCAAAGAATGTGGCATTTGATGCTTATTTTGTAGATGAGAACAACGTCATTTACGGAATGAATGACGGTACGAAAGATTTGGCGGGCATTCCACTGTCCGGCGTTTATCCGGGCGGTCAGGACTGGGATTCTTCTGGCACAGAAGCCAACTTGACTATCGCAACCATGTTCAAGGATTACGAAAAGTATATTAAGAACGCGGATGTGAGAGCTTATGATTTTGATGTCGTTGACGCATTGAAAGGATTGGTATATGTTGATTTGGTATCAACAGAATCAAACAAGTATAAATTGATTGAGCACTTCGGAAATTTGGATATTACGGAGTATTACGGTGAATTACTGGCAAAGAATGCAGAAAAAGTGTTGGACGGGGCGACAAGTGCTTCTTATGCTAACGGGGTCATTACTACCGTTGGCGAGGACTCCGTTACCCTTGCATCTCCCTCTGTATTGCAAGAAGCTGGAATTACGGGTATTGAGGCTTGGACATGATAGTAGAAGGTGTAACATTCAATGAGGAGAGGGTGAGAAATATGAAGAAGAGGGACTTCATAAACACACATAAGAATGTGTTTTTTCTTGACCGACCGCCCGAAGAAAGGGAGAAAACCCTTTCGTCCATCTACGATGATATAGCATCTTCCGGTGCGGCAAGACAGAAAAAAGATGATTGTATATTATGATGGTGGTATCGTTTAATTAGGGGCGTTCATTCGCCCCTAAATTGTCTTGACTATGGCTAACATTATTGAAGCAGAAGAAAATTTCAGACGGTTTGCTACCGGATTTGAACCGATGATACGGGATATTATGGTAAAAAACAGAGAAGAAGTTTCCCAATATATTGTAGAACAACTATGGTCAGGTATTAACGGAAATGACAAACCGTTACGCCCTACTTACCTTAATGACCCGTATTTCAATACCAAAGAAGCGGGGTATTGGTATAAGAACGCCAAAGGCTATGCTGCTTTCAAGCAAAGGGTAGCCCCGCTTATGTATTCTTCGCTGATAAACGCTCCTGTAAGTTCAAAAGGGACGCCAAACCTGATAATTACGGGTGAATTTCACGATTCTATTACAGCCGTACCGATAGATAAGGGGCTAAGGATTGAAAGTGTGGGGATAAGCTTTAGCGGTGATATAGAAAAAAAATACGGACAGGCGATTTACAAGGTCGGTTCTTATGCGAGAAAGGCATTCATGGAAAGGCATATAAAGCAAGGCATTGCGGATTATTTTAGAAAATTCGGTTTATAATGGGATGTGCGTGTGAAAACAAAAAGAGAATGGCAGATATAGCTAAGATGCGTTCGCTTGCAAGAAAAGCCGCAAAGATGGAGGGGAAAGTATATATCCTTTATGAGAAAGACGGGGTTTTCAATTTTTGCCCGAGAGGCGAAACATTCAACGGGAAACTGATTGAATATGTTTGGTTCTGATATTAAAAAAAGAACACTGTTTTTTGTATAACCCCCGTAATTTTTCTGCCTTTAAATTGAAAAATATTAAAAACGGAACAAAGGCGGGATAACTCCCGCCTTATACAATCATTTCCTGGTTATTATACTCATGTGTGGGTATTTGGTTTCATGAATTGTCGGCTTCTTGAGCTTTTCTCCTTTGAGTTCTGCAAGTTCCGCCTTGACTTCCTTAAGTTCGTTCAATAAATCCGTATATCCTTCCGTCAATCGGAGGATGTGTTGCATCATTGCTGTGCTGATTTCCATAATAGATGAATATTTGTTTTAGTCGTTATTCCTGCCATCTGCCCGCCAGCCGTATTGCTGACGGGGTATCATAACGTGAACGTTGGTCGAAACCTCAACGTGCATCTATGCTTGGTTACGTGGCAATATGTTTTTGGGTATAGTTATAGCTGTACGTCATTACTCCGTACCTGTAAATGTTTATGCTTCAATGCTATTTGATTTTTGCAATTTTCCCATCAGAAGGCTTTCCGCCAAATAGATGGTTGATGTAGGCAAGACCTTTTGGTTTGCAAAACACCTTTTGGCATAATATGTCAGGGTGGTTGTCTCTGCGTATTGGCGGCAACAGCGTCATTTCAAAGTAGCCTGCGTCAATATACTTTTGTTTCGGTTCGTTCCTGTCTTTGAAGAATATGCCCGCATCCCTTAGCTTCCCGAAAAGGGTGTTCCTCCCAAAACCGAGATTGAGTATCTTTGCGGCTTGACCTATGTCTACTTTGCCCTCTGCTTTGAAAGCGGCTTCTGCGAAGTCGGCTTTAGGCTGGAGTTTGGTAATCTTTGCATCTTTCTGCTCGATTTGCTTTTGTTGCTGCTCTGTTTCAATACGGAGTTGTTCCTTTTCCTTTTCAGAAGCTACTAACGCTTCCAATGCCTCAAGATAAGTTTGTGGAGTCTTGATAACTTTTTTCTCATTTTCGAGGTATTCTAAACGGTTGATTATTCTTTCACGCAGAACCGCATCATAACCTGATGCAAGAATAAGACAGCCTTTAGGAGTGAGATTAAAAAGAGGTCTTTTTTGACCGTTAGCGTCTGTGTATGACCCCAATCCAAAATTGGATGCGGATACACCTTGCGATAATAGGCTGCGAATGTCGCGCATTACATGGGCATGTTGTTTACTCGTAACCTCTGCAATTTCAAGAGAGGTCATACCTTTCTGATTTGGAATTAAGTTTTCCATACTTACTATTGTTTGGCGTTGTAATTATAGACAGACAAACGGCTGTCATTTCCCGTGTCGCCAAACAATAGTAAGATTTTCTCCGAAGAGGAAATATTACGCAGGAAAGACAGCCGTGTATTTTTTATACAGGCAGTTGGGCATAAAAAAAGCCCAACTAAATATAGTGAGCGATAACCGTGCTCTACGGAGAAAGAATACTTTACTATTGTTTGGCACCACAAAGATATACATAATCCTTGAAGTAGCAAACTCCTTATAAGAAAATCAATTAATTTCGTTTATTTTCTAAGTTATTATGCGAATATATAGAAAATAAACCATACATCCAAAAGGGGAGCATAGTAATATCCAAACATGCTTTATAACATATAACAAAAAAGGTGAAAAAACTGTATATAATATATTGTTCTCCAATACAAAGTTGTTAACTTTGCCACACATTAATTAACTAAATACATGCTTTATGAGTAATAAAATATTTTTTCTACTTTCTCTATTTTGTGTTCTTATATCCTCCTGTGAGAATGAAGATGATATGGTAACATCTATACTTTTAGACAAGTCGGATATGACTTTGAAGCCCGGAGAAACTTATCAATTTACGGTAAAAGGCTCTCCTTCTAAAGCGAAGTTGCCTAAAATTAATTGGGGGATATATCCTGTAAATGCAAACAATCATTTGGCAAAAATAGATTCACACGGGAAACTAACAGCTTTGAAGCCAGGGAACTTTACAGTAAATGCCTGGATTGGAGATGATGATATAACGGATTTGTTATATATTGATAATGCAGTAATAAAGGCTGTGTGTAATGTGACGGTTGAGCCTATAGAAGCTACTGGCATATCTATAGATAAGAAAGAGATTGTGTTTAATGGAGAACAAAGTTTGATTTTGGATGCTTCTATTGAACCTCAGGGTGCTACGAAGAAACTGGTCTTTTGGGAAATAGATAATTCGGAAATTGCAAGTTTAGAATCAGGTAAAGACAATTCGGTTATTGTAACAGCGCTAAAGGCAGGAGAAGCTACAATTACAGCACGTGCAGGGTTTGAATCTTCTATAACTTCAACATGCAAAGTGAAGGTTAATCCTGTTGTAGCACAAGGTTTTTCTTTGAAAGAAAATGAAAAAAATGTAAGGGTGGGAGATGTTTTTACTATAGAATCAATAATCACTCCTGCATATGCAACAAAAGAAAACATAGCATGGGAGATTTCTGATGTAAATATTGCAAAGATTAATGAAGACAATAGTATATCTGCCATGTCTCCTGGAAAATGTATAGTTAAGGCTATTTTGGGAAATACAGGGTTAGAGGCTACTTGTGAGCTGACAGTAGAACCCGTTTTATTGGAATCTATAAGTTTTGATAACCTTACATATAAAATTGAAGTTGGAGGACAAAAACAGTTAAATGTTGTGTTTACACCAGAAAACGCAACTAATAAGAATGTGATATGGACTTCATCCGACCCTGTGATTGCTCCGGTTGATGAAAATGGAGTGGTTTTAGGGAATACATCAGGAAGAGTACAAGTTACGGCAACGTCAGAAGATGGCGGACATGTGGCAAACTGTACTGTTTATATTGTGTCATTAGGAAGTATGATGGATGTTTATTTCCCTACGTCTTCTTTGATTATTAATTCGGGATATTATACGGGCGTTATGTCATGTGCCATAAAGAACAATAGCTCAAAGACTATAAAACTTACGAAGTTTCAAGTTTTTTCTACTGGAAGCGGTAGTGTTCCTATTGAGATTACTGATGAGGTGAAATTAGGATATTTATCTTCTGGAGAAACAAGAATTTTACAGTTTAGATTATCACATGTTTATGAGCCAGGATTTAAGTGGGAGTTTGAATGTGATGGTCATTATTTTTCTGCTTATGGAAGTTATAAACAGTAATTTTTAATGTTAAGTAATCATTAAGTTAAGCGGAGTTTCTCCGCTTTTCTTGTTTTGTGGCATATCGTTTGTTATACCGATTATGATAATATTGCCACGATATTATAAATATGAGAAAGCATGGGAAAAAAAAGTGATAAGCTATTTATAACCAGTCTAAATTACAAAGATTTCCGTTAAAAATATTGTCAAAATGATTTATTAGGAATTACTTTGCAAACAAAACTTAAAACAAATATCTTTTATGTAACATAAAAAAATCTGATAACATTTAAAGGCTTATGAAAAAACTATTATTTTTGTTTCTGATTTTGCTATCAGTAACATCATGTAAGAGCACTTATTATGAAATAGGATATTCCCTTGATTATAGAGAATATGTCAAAGACCCTAACTTTGTAATTAATCCTACTGAAATTGGGAATAAGGATTTTACTCCCGTAGGTCCAATATATTTGGAGTTTCATTCAGGAAATAAAGTAAAAAAAGAAGATAGAAACTATGTGCATGAAAAAAGAAGCATATCTATTGGAAAATATTATGTCCCTACTTATGAAAGAATGATTTCATCCGCAGTTAATAAAGCCAAAGAGATGGGCGCAAATGGGATTATTTCGTTTAGTATTGAAAAAATAGAAAAGGGTAGGTCTAATTTACCGGTATATATAATCAGTGGAAATGCAGTGATATACTAATTGTATTCTTAAGATTATTACCAAATAATAAAGCCAGATGTAATGTCTGGCTTTTTCTTTTTCTCTTCCCTTTTATGATTTTCATTTTTGCCTTTCTTATTTAGAAAATTATAAATAATTCAATATCTTTGTATCACCATGTGATGTTGCATGACACCCAATATTAGGACTTATGGCAAACGAATTTATAATTACCGATTTAGTCGACAAAAAAGCCGTACAACAATTAAAGGAACTCCGTCTTGAATTTGATAGTACAAAAGGGTCTTATGTGGAGCTTGCTAAGGAGTTGGCGCAAGGAGTAAAAACTAATCCCAAAACATTTGATGAACTTTCCCAAAAAGCACGTAATTATACCTCGCTGTTGGAGAAATTGAATAAGACGCAAGAAAATATGGCATCTATTCAGGCGAAACAACTTACCGTGCTACGTCAAGTATCCCAGCAACTAAATTCAATGTCATCTTTGCAAAAGTTAAACCTTCTGTTTGAACAGTTCGCTAAAAATATCAAGAATGCAAGTGATATGCTTGCCGGATTATCTTCCGTATCCAACCAGGTGTCTTCGGCACAGGATAATGCGGCTAAAAGCACCCAAACAGCAAGTAATATAATAAGCCAGGCATCCACTCAATTGCAGGCGGCAAATATGAACTATGCCACCATAATCGACACCGTACAGGCATATGATGGCGAAGTTACTAAGTTAACGGCTGATACCATAGCCAATAAAGAGGCTATGAAAAAGATTGATGCGGATATTAAATCTCTTGGAAAATCTTATAAAGACGGAGAAATTACTTTGTCTGAATATATAAGGCAGTCTTCGCTATTAAAACAAAGGCATACGGAACTGATGGCGCAAAATCAACAATATTCAGCTTTGATAAAAAATCATTCCACGGCAATTATTTCAGCTTCCGGCAGCTATTATGAAATGAATGCCGCCATGCTTGAGTTGCAGAAAAGGTATAAGGCGTTGAGTGAAGCTGACCGGGAAAGTAGTGTCGGAAAGAATTTGATAGCGCAAGCCAATGCTTTGAATAATAAGTTAAAAGAGATTGACTCTCAATTTGGGAATTATCAAAGGAATGTAGGCAATTATGCGTCCTCTTGGAATGGGCTTAATGTTCAGACGCAGCAGTTATTGCGAGAGTTACCGTCTTTGACAATGAGTTTCAATCAATTCTTCCTTGCCATATCCAATAACTTGCCAATGTTTGTGGATGAATTAAAAAGAGCAAGTGAAGAGTTTAAGCGGATGAAATCCGAAGGACAAACTGCGGTTCCGGTATGGAAACAACTTCTTGGCAGTTTATTTTCTTGGCAATCAGCACTTGTAATAGGTATAACATTATTGTCTGCGTATAGTTCGGAGATTATAGATTGGGTTGCGAGTTTGTTTAAGGCAAAGAAGTCAATCAGTGAAATAGCGAGTGCGGAAACTAACTTGGCAAATGCAAGGCGTAGGGGAGTTTCTGATAGTATTAAGGAAAGAACAGAGCTGGATTTGTTATACAAGGCAACGCAAGACAACAAGCGTTCTATGCAAGAACGTATTGCTGCCATTGATAAGTTGCGAAGTAAATATCCTTCATATTTTGAAAATATGTCAAACGAGGAAATTCTTGCAGGCAAAGCAACCAAATCTTATAAAGAACTTCGTACAGAACTTGTTGCAAATGCTATTGCAAGGGCTCAATTGGATAAAATGACAGAAATTTCATCACAAAGATATGAAGCTTGGATAAAAAGGACTAATCAATATAACACGTATTTAAAAGCACAGAGAAAAGAAGAAGAAGCAAAATTAGCATTAGAAAAGGCTACCCAAAAGGCGAGAGAAAAAGGCATAGAAGAAGGTAGTAAGCGAGAATCTGTGTATTTATCAAAAAGAAGGTCTGATTTAGAAAAAGCACAAGAGCAAACCAAAAAAGAGGAAGAGGCTTGGAAGTTCTTATTGAAAGTGACGACCGATTACGATAAGACTTTGGAGGGAATGGCTAAAAATATCAATGTAGGAGCATTGGTTAATGACCCGGGTAAAAATAATAAAGCTTATGACGATGAAAAAAAGAAAGCGGAAGAATACGCTGAATATATCAAGAAGATAACAGAGGATTTATCCAAATCTAAAATAGAATTGATAGCTGACGGTAGAGAAAGAGAAATAGCTGAAATCAGTAAGGAATACAATGATAGGATTAAAGAGATAAAGGGTAGGACAGACGAAGAAATAGAGCTTCGGAAAAATCTTGAAATGCTGAAAGGAAAAGCCATTGCGGAAATAAACGATAAATACGATAAGGAACTGCTTGAAATAGAAAAAACAAATCTTGAAAACAGATTGGCTTCCATTGGGGAAAACTCGAATGAAGAATTAGACAAAAGGCTTAATCTCCAAATACAACTCAATAATATGATGCGTGATGCGGAAATAAAGGACGCTGAAAAGAATGGAGAGGATGTTGTGGCGATACGCATGAAGTACATGCAACGGGAAAATTCTCTCATAATGCGAAACCTCCAAGAAAGAATTAGGTTGATTGAGGCAAATACTGATAAGGTAGTAAACGAGCAGGAAACATCCGCTTTGAAAGAAGCTAATATCATAAAAAAACAATATGCAAATGGCGAAATAAGCAAAGAGGATTACGAAAAGAAATTATATGATATTGGGGTTAAGTATGCTAAGGCGCGTCTTGAAACACTTATGAAAGAGGCGGAGGCTGAAATGTCCCTTCTTGACCCAAATAGTGAAAAGTATCAAGAGTTGGAAGACAGGTTAGCCAACCTTCAAGCACAGATAAACGGAATAAATTATGATGATGCTACCAAGAAACGGGAAGAATGGATAGGCAAGTTTAAAGAGGGTTTGTCAGGGATGAACTCCGCCGCAAGGGATGCGCTTGGTGAAACGGCAGGAATATTCGAGGGGTTATCTGATATAATGGTTGACGTAGCAGAGGATGGAAAGTTAAGTTTTGAAAACATGGCGCAAGCCGTAGGAAAGATAGTATCAGGCATCACCTCGTTAATAACAGATATATATGACGCCCAGATAGAAAATATTGAAAAAGAACAAGAAGCAAACGATGAAGCATACGATAAAGAAATAGAACGTATAGAAGCCCTTGAAGAAAATGGTGCAATTTCCACCGAAGAGGCAGAAGCTCGCAAACGTGCAGCCGAAGATAAGACAGCCGCCAAAAATGCAGAGCTTGAAAAGAAAAAAGCTGCATTACAAGAGAAGCAGGCTAAATGGAATAAGGCAAACTCCATTATTCAGGCAGGAATATTTACCGCTTTAGCTATAACAGAAGCGTTGCCCAACCTTGTTCTTGCTGCATTAGTCGGTGCTATGGGAGCCGCACAAGTAGCCCTAATAGCAGCCCAACCCATTCCCAAATACGCCAAAGGAACAAAAGACCATCCCGGCGGTTTGGCAATAGTAGGTGATGGCGGCAAGAAAGAGGGTATCGTAACTAATAACGGGCTTTTTATCACTCCTGATAAGCCGACATTGGTAGACCTTCCGGCGCATGCGCAGGTAATCCCTGATTTGTCATATATCTATGACCGTAGAGGACTTACATCGGATTATGGTTTATTGGAACAAAAGCTAAAGAATATGAGAGAAGAGGGGATTGTTGTTAATGTAAACAACGATTACAGCCGACTTGAAAGAAAGATGGAAAGCAATACCAAACAATTGCAGAACATTGGTCGGATTATGAAGAAAGCCAACCATATTGCGGATTACAATTGGATTTCAAGCAGAGTATAAGATATGATATATAATGACTTAAACAAAATATGCCTTTCCCGCTTTATAAACATATTCCTGGGGGATATTGATAAGGTTGTTCAAGGCGGAAGATATAGTATCAGAGAAAAGGCTTTGGCGGCCGAGAAGCTATGCAATGAATACTTATCAATAATAGGGGGAAAGTCTGTTTCCGCTCAAATAAACCGGAAAAATGAAGTGCTGAAAATTCAAATCCGATTAAATTGTCTTGCCATATGTCAGGAACTCATTTCTTCCGGAAACTGGAGTGATGCTGTAGAAGTCATGTCTGCTTTGGGTTATAAATTCAGAGAGGACGAACATGATAAGATAAAGAACCGGATAAGCAGCGTTTCCGCTTCTGACAATTACCGCCTTGCAAAATTGCAGGAAACATCTCCGGATATAGGGAAAATAAAAATGGATAGGGAATATTTTACCAAAGAACGCGTTTCTTTAATGTCCCATGTAAAAATGCACATTGATGAAAACACGTTCTCCGCCAAAGAATATGCCTATATGGTCAGGCGTATGTGTGATGACATAGATGCTATGATACGTTCAACTTCAAAAAAGAAATAGATATGTATTACAGATGTGAACTGTTGATAGGCGGAATGACATATGACGCCACAAATGAGCTTGTTAATTGGGACGATGTAGAGATGTCTTTCAAGAGAGGGGATTATGACGGAGTTGTTCGTAGTTTTTCCACAAAATTTGAGTTTACCAACGGCGCTTATTCGCTATTGCTGAAAGAATATTTGTCGAATTACCTGAACTCATCTGCAACACTCGTGTTTTATACCCGGAATAACTCATGGCTGTTAAATGAAAAGTTCAGATGTGCTTTGGACTACTCCACATTTTCCTACAATGATACGACGTGCGAAATAAATGCCGTCGACAACAGTCTCGCAAGCTTGATTAAGGCAAAGAAAGGCACGCAGTATGAATACCCGGTAAAAGAAATAAAGGAGTCCCAACCTTTGGATTATGACAGATTGTTAATGAACAGTGATATAAAATGGTCTATACCAAGTGACGCAGAGGAGCCTAATGTTTCCCATGTAATGACTGCTTATCCTAATGCTTATTATACTATTCCTTTTTATATGTTAGGACAACCGGAAATTGCAACAAAGGACATTGTAGAGGTTTTTGATACGGCTGAAAACCGATTTGAAAGTACGGAAAGTCTATTCGGAGAATATCTGTTCAAAAATATATCTGACGGGGATTTGACCATACGGATAAAAGTAAAATTCAGTGTATTCATTACGTATCAGAGACCGGGCGTATCCTTCCCGATATATATACGGCTTTCCTCTTATAATGAAAATAGTAAAGAACTTAAAATATATTATCAATCTGCTACAATTCAAACATTTAATACATACACTGTCGATATTGATGAGAATTTGACAATATCTCCAGGTGAGATGATTAATTTCAATATAGCACTTGCAAAATCTGACCCTATATATCAAAATTTTCCCGTTAATTTTAAATTCAACAGTCTTGACACACCGTTAAATATAAGTTTTTCCGAGCGTGGAAAATCTGTAAAAATAGATTGTATCAGTCCTAAAGTATTGCTTAACCGTTTACTGAGGTCTATAACTGATAAGAACAATGTAACGGGTGAAATCGCCACCGGAGTAGATGAGCGTTTAGACATGGCGATGATAGTTCCGGCAGAAAGCATACGAGGACTTCCCAATGCCAAAATATATACATCTTATATCAAATTCGCCAATTGGATGAGCGCGGAATTCGGGTTTGTCCCTGTAATCGGTGACGAGAAGGTGACATTTGTTCATCGTGATACTTTATTCCAAGATACAGAAATAAAGGACTTGCAGGACAGCACTTCCGATTTGGAATACAATGTGAATGCCGGACTGGTTTATTCGGGGGTAAAAGTCGGGTATGACAAACAGGATTACGACAGTGTAAATGGTCGCGATGAATTCCGCTTTACCAATGAATACACCACCGGCATTACATTGACAGATAACGTATTGGAATTAGTTAGCCCATATAGAGCCGATGTTTATGGTATGGAATTTCTTGCGGAAAAAAGAGGTGAAGATACGACTGACAGCGACAGTGATAATGATATATTCTTTGTTGGAGCATCACTTGACGGAGAAAAATACAAGCTTGTAAGGGATGGATATACAATATCCGGTGTCATATCTCCTTCTACTATGTTCAATGCCATGTACTCCCAAAGGTTTATGATTGAAGCAAACGCAAGGTATATAGGTGCTTTTGCCAACGCGTTGGAGTTTACATCATCTGACGGTAACAGTGATGTGACAATCAATGGAGTTAGCGAAAGGTCGAGTATTGTATTGGGAAACAAACTGTTCACAGTAGGAGAACTTTCCGTCAAGACCGGAGATTTGGAAATACCGTCAGACTTGACGGGTTACATTCGGGTGGAAAAGAACGGGCGTATCTATAAAGGCTACGTAAAAAGTGCAAGCTATAATTATGGACGACCGGAAGCGGTAAAATATTCTTTGATAGTCAAGAGTGTGGATTAATAGATGAGGAGATTTCATATAAGTCTATCAGGCACTCGTTATTTTACAATGTATTATTTGGAATTGGTCTAAATAGTATGTATATTTGCGCATGATGTGTGAAGTTACACATCACTATAAAAGGACGAAAAGACATGGTAAAAGTTGGTGATGTTTGCCCTCTTTTTTTCTCACCTGTAAAAGATAAGTTTGGGCTTGATATGGACTATATTCAGAAGTTCCACGCTTCTGATAAAATCCATATACAGGTATTCACTAATGCTTCTGAGGAAGTTTCAGCGAGCCTGAACAATCTTGCCGCAGGAAATTCTACACCAATATCACTTTCCACATATAATCATAATGATAATGTAGTGATGTATTACGCCATTCTTCGAGACTTGGAGGATGCCGTATATACGGTTACAATCAACGAATATACATCAGAACCTTTTATCGTATGCTCCTCTGACGACTTGTTAGAGGAAACTGTGCTTATCCGTTATTCCCATAAAAGCAATAACTCCGCTTTTGATAACATATTTTGGGTAGATGATATTCAGCAAGTATTTAATTTTCGTGTGGAAGCAGGATTTAAACCTGGAGGATATTCCCCTCGAATAGATAATGAGCAATATCGCAACCAAATGCAAGAGATAGAAGAATTATACGCAGTACCTTATGATGTATATAATCTTACAATAGGAAATTCAAACGGCGTCCCTTATTGGTTTGCAAAACACATAAACCGTATTTTATGCCTTTCTATGGTGGAAATTGACGGGACAAGATATGTCCGTTCGGAAAGTTCTGTTCCGGAAATGACGCAAGTTATTGAAGATAGCCAGCTGTTCCATATAAATATGGCTCTTGAATTACAGAATAACGATATTGCAGGTATTGGCGGCTCTCCTGAAGCTGGCTCTTCCGCCTCTTTCCCCGCATTCCTGATAGACCACGCCAAAGATGGAGAGATGTTGCAATTCAGCGCAGAAAAAGCTGCATTTACTAATGTTGATAAGGTTGAGGTATGAAAAAAAGGCTTAGTAAAATATTATGGTTTGGTGATGCTCTTAATGAAAACAATCAGGCAGCTCCCCCTGCTTTATCTCCGAGTGATGAAGAGCATTTACAAGGTCTGAATCTCGGGGAAATATATATATGCGTCGCAGATGCCGACCCAGCACTGTTCATCAGGACTTCCGCCGACCGAATTGTCTACTTTAAGGCTCTTGATATAGAGGCTTTATCCAAGTTCTTTATAAGAAAAGACAGACCGGACGAAGCTGGATTTTTAATAAAGTTCTTAGGTGGATTGTTTTCAGACTACATCCAGTCCATGAACTTTTCTTCCGGTGCTCTCGGTGAAGGCTTTGTCATTAAAGTAGACAGCAAGACGGGTAAATCCTACATTGAAGTGGACGAACTCTTTGTGCGTATTAAGGCGATGTTCTCCGAGTTGGAGATAAAGAAGCTCTCTTATGCAGGCGGAAACTACATGTTCACCGCTGCCGGAATGAAATGCGGAAAGGTGGAAGAACACGAGGATTTTTGGCGTTGCTATCTTTTGGTGGATGATGGAGAAACGGCTATCGAGAACCCGTTCAAGGAAGGCGACCAGATACGTTTTCAAGACTTCAATATCAAGCCGGGTATCTACGAGAATGTATCCAACCGTTACTATTGGCGCTTATGTGTCGGCGTTGGTGAGGATTACATAGACCTTAGCAAGACGGACTGTGATGCAAACAGCGACATACCACAGGAAGGCGATAGCCTTGTACAGCTCGGAAACAGAACAGACAAGAAGCGTCAGAACGCAATCACCTTGTCCGTGTATGGCGATGATGCACCGAGTATCCATCAGTATGCCGGGATAGATTCCTATTCTTTAGCAGGCAAGGAAGTGACGGTTATCAGTCCGCAAGGCAACAAGTTCATGGGAGACTTTATCTTGAAAACGGGGATAAATATTATGACCCAGTTCAAGATATTGGAAGATTTGATTTACTCTGAAATCTCCAAAGTGCTTGACGAGGTGCAGGCAAAGGATAATTATCTGTATAACGCATCATTTGCAAGCAATACGAACGGTTGGGAGACAAAGAACGATGTTCGTTTCTTTACTGTGAACGGAAAGTTCTTATTGGTTAACGACAAGTTCTATTCCCGCAAGGATGCTATGGCTGCCATTATCAGAGACGGAGATAGAAACGTGCTTCGTATCCTTTCTTCCGGAATTAAACAGTCAAATGCGGATTTAGCCAATAAACCGACCTATGAGGAAGGGGAAGAACCGAAGAAGTTCTTTATCTCTTTCCGGTACAGGGTAGCTACAGCCGGAACGCTGACAATAGGATTTCCCGGTCAGAACCTGCATTTCACCGAACGTCTTGAACCGAGTGAGGAATACGCAATGAAAGAGTATTCCGGCACATGGGACGGAACGGGCGATTTTGAGTTGAAGTTTACGGGGGATATATACATACATTCGCTGGCTCTTACCGAAAACGCATTCGAAGATTTATATACAAAATTGAGTTCCGAAATAGAGCAGACAGCGGAAAGTATCAGGTTGGAAGTAAAGGAACTCTCAGAAAGTAACAATCAAAGGTTCTCACAGATTGAGCAGACAGCGGAAAACCTCAAATTGTCTGTTACAAAAATAGAGGAAGATGTAACGCAGTTGGGGCTGGACATCAATGGAGTTACCGATGAACTTAAATTATATGTCAAAAAAGACGGATTAGGTTCAGAAATCAATGTGGCACTTGATAACATTTCCGTGGTTTCCAAAAACATATACTTTACCGGAGATATATCCGCCAACGGGAATGTGTCTATTCAGGCAGACGGGACAATAAAGGCTATTGGTGGATATTTTGAAGGAGAGATAAATGCAAACAGCGGGGTGTTTAAAAATGTAAGAACTCCTAACAACTCTTTGGTGATAGACGAAAATGGGAATGTTAGCATTGTTGGCAAAATGTCAACCGCTTCGTCAGGTACAAAAATAGAAATAAACCCAAATTCAAACAGCCTAAAATTTTATAATTCAAAAGGATATGATGTGGGTGGAATTTCATTCCTTGATAGTGGAGGCGGAGGTACTTCTGTTACTTACCCAAGATTAAAATTGGACAATATAGCAAGTGATGGCAACTTAACTGCGTCTACCACCCTTTTTGCAGGGTCATTGTCAATGATTTCAAATTTAAGTGGGTCAAGATACCAAGTGTCTCTTGGCATCTACGGACTTTCTTTTTATAAAGATGGAAGATTAACTAAATCATACCCAAGCTCATGAAAAAGATAAATTTTAAACAATTACTGATTGCTACGGACATTACCCGTAAGCATTGTGAAAATATAGATTGTAGAGAGAATTTTGCGAATGTATTATACCGGAACGGTAACGGTATCGCATCGCATGCACTCGCTTTGAAGATATACAATTCCAATGAAGAGACAGAATATACTGATGAAGAAGTGTCCTTGATACAAGAGCATGCAAATACTTTTTGCAAACCCTTCTTTATTGACGCGCTCAATCGTGCTATCAACAATCAACCGGAAGAAGCAACCGATAAACAGGAATAATTATGGCTTGGACAGAACAGGATTATCAAGAAATAGTTGCCCGTCTTATGGCTAACTCCATAGGGGTTAATGAAGTACCGAATGCGGACAAAGCGGATGATGTAACGTCATTGCCTGCATTTAAACCTTCAGGAAGCAACAGTGAAGCTTCTGTGGTCAATTATCCTTTAGAATTTTTGAAAGGAGAAAAAGGCGAGCCAGGTATACAAGGCGAACCGGGAAGCTCTTTCCGTGTGGCTGGCGAATACGATACCCTTGAAGCCTTGAAATCCGCTGTTCCCGATGGTTCGGCAGTTGACGGGTTTATGGCTGTAGGCACGGAAGCCCCTTATGATTACTACGCATGGGTGAACGGTGAATGGGTAAGCCAGGGGAAGATTGGCGGCATAGAAGAAGCGCCAACTGATGGAAAGGCATACGGTCGTAAGAATGGGGATTGGGCGGAAGTTCCTGAGCATTTAAATCTTACATCAGAGAATTTAAACGATATAAATGGAGCGGGGTTTGCTACGCAGAAAAGCACTGCTGATTACACATCACCTGAAAATAATTATCCTATTAATGAGAATGGAGCATTGATTTTCGCAAACGCCAATTATAGTCATTCTAATCAAATCTATGGCTCTTATCTAACTAATAGATGGTTTGCAAGAGGTGGTGGTAATCAACAGGGCGTTAGGACTAATTGGAAAGAGTTTGCATTTACGGACGACGTCCTCACCAAGACCAACACTTCATCATTCACCCCTACGGGCGATTACCAGCCTGCAACGAAGAAGTATGCGGATAATATCAATTATGGTAAGGTTATTAACGTTTCTGTGGGCACTTATCTTGTTACCAATAAAAACGAAAAAGACAGGGAAGCAATAGACCTTATAAACACCATCTTTGGTTCGGTTGATAATCTGAAAGAAATAATCCAGGATATTATAGCGAACCACACCAAGTATTATTTTCACTGTTATAATAGCAAAGATAATTGTATTGAACTTAGTAGCATTTACTCTTTTCACAACCCTGAAACTGAAGAATATAACTTGCAATGCAATATCAGTTATTATACTAATAACGGTCCTGTTTCCAAGCGTATGGGATTTAAACTAATGCCCAATGATGAAGACTGCGCTGCCTCTATAGAAGATATACTCACTTCCGATAATCTACAAAGAGTTGTTAAACGTACTAAAACTGAATATGATAGTATCGGTACTAAAAACGAATATACAATGTATGCTACAACAGATGCTTGATATGAGAGATAAGAATTTAGAGCGGAAATATAAACCCTGATATTAAAAAATGGAGATAGTTAGATATGGTTAAAATTGGAGCTACATCTATTAGTAATCTTGCTGTTGGAAATAAAAATATTGATTTGCTTAATATCGGTAATAAGATTGTTTATGCTGGCTATCCTTATCCTTGTGTTGGTGAGTATAATTTTAATCCTATTACTCTTCAACAATATATTGATTTGCCTTATGTTGGAGACCCTGAAAATTATACAAGTAACCTATACTTTTCAAAATATATAGAAAGTTTTGAATATAGAATTGTAGCAAGTGGAATAGATAGCGGTTTTAAAGTTTGTGCTCTTAATGAACAAGTATCTCCTGGTGTTTATGGTTTTGTTATTAATAATGGTAATTATGCTACTCTAATTGGTATGTGTAATCCTCGTTATGTTTTTAACGAAATGAATATAACGTGTCTTACTGAATTTAAAATTGATGGTAAATTATACAGCTATAATATAAGAAACTAATTATAAGAATTGAATTTAACTTATTTGATTATGAGAGTAAAAGTATTTTATGAAAACTGGCTCGCCAAAATGATTTTGTTTGGTAACTACACAACGATAATGTTCTTCGGCTTTATCTTATCCAAGCTGAAAGAGATAACCGCCGAGACAGAACGCCATGAACGAACACATCAGAAACAGTTCTTCGAGTGCATGGAGATAGCGGCTATCCCGTCCGTATTGCTGGCGTTCCATGGCAGTGTATGGTGGTTGTTACTTATCCCGCTATTCTACTACATTTTGTATTTGACAGAATGGTTTGTGAGCTTCGTGTACCACCTGTTTACAGATAGCAGGATAGGTGACGGCAAAGTGAACGCCAACGCCTATCGAGCGAGCGCATTTGAGATGGAAGCCAAACTGAACCAAGACAATCCGAACTATCTGAAAGAGCGGAAGTGGGGAGCGTGGTTCCATTATTACGGCAAGATATAAAAATCCCGTCCTACTCTCACGAGCAAAACGGAATGACAGTAGTTAGCTTATTTGATAAGAGACACAAAGATAGGAATAATTGACAAATAACGATAAGATGAGTACAGAAGTTGTAAATGCAGCCCTTCAAACAAGTAAGGGGATTAGTGATTTCGGAATGATGGCTATAACCGCAGGTTTTTTCCTTGTGTTATCAGCCTTGTTGATGGTGGCGTGTTTCCGTTGGTTTATGAATATGGTAAACCAGCTTATGACATCACAGAAAGAGATAAACCAAGACTATAAGGACACCATGAGGCAGCTATTGGAAGAAACCCGTGCGCAGAACGAGCGATTGAACGTGCTATCGGAAAGTCTAATGCCCGAAACTCAGCTGCGTATAAAAACGCTAAGCAATGTATTCTTCGACCTTTCCGTTGAGAAGGTGTGCCGCATTATTAAGAAAGTACGTGAAGAAAACCATATATCAGACAAGGAAGCTACTGCAAGAAAGATACGTACATTGCTTACAAACATACACGAGGACAGAAATTCAAAACTTGACTGCTTTTCGTATCGTGGGAACAGGCTTTCGGAATACACGGAAAAGAAATGGATAGAACAGGTTGCTAAAGCCGTTGAAGCGGAGATTTACAATGAAAACGGAGCGAACAACGGCAGGGCATACACGAATGTAGAGTCGGTCTATGCGAATATAAGATTAGAATTTTATCACAATTTGAATGAAAGATAAGGAGTAACAAAATGAAAAAGAAACTGATTATCGCAGCGATTGTTATCGCTATTATCGTGGGAGTTATGCTGTACATGCACTACACCCCGTTTTGGGTGAACTTGACTACTGTTGTATCATTCGGTGTCGGTGTTGTTGCCGGATGGGTGGCTCGTTTAGTTTATGACAAATATTTCAAGGAGGACGTGCAGAATGAAAATATTGATTGACAACGGGCACGGAAGTAACACTCCGGGCAAGTGTTCACCGGACGGAAGATTGAAAGAGTATGCGTATGCCCGTGAGATTGCCATACGTTTGGAAGCCGAATTGCGCAAACAAGGCGTTGATGCCGAACGTATCGTCAAAGAGGAAATAGACGTTCCCCTATCGGAGCGTTGCCGTAGAGCAAACGAATACAAGGCAAGTGACACAATTCTCGTATCTATCCACTGTAATGCAGCGGGAAGCGGCTCTGAATGGATGCAGGCACGTGGTTGGGAAGCATGGACTTCGACAGGTCAGACGAAAGCCGATAAATTAGCTGATAGCTTATATGTGGCAGCCGGACGACTTTTGCCGGACATGAAGATACGCAAGGATATGACGGATGGCGACCCTGATAAGGAAAGCGGGTTCTACATCTTGAAGCACACGAAGTGCCCGGCAGTCCTTACAGAGAACCTATTCCAAGACAATAAGGAAGATGTTGGCTTCTTATTATCGGAAGAGGGGAAGCGGGCAATAGTGGACTTGCATGTGCAGGGAATTGTGAACTATTTGAATAACTCTAAAAAGTAAACATCATGGCAGCAGAAGTTTTATCATTTCAACAAGAAGAAGGCAAAACAGCGTATTACGCAACGTTTGTCAGTGACGGTAATCCCGTTACCATACAGATAAAGAACAAGGGCGGATATGTGACCGCTTTCGCAGGAATTGATGATTTGGAGCCCGTTCCGCTTTATCCCAACGCATCCCAATATAACGGTGCGTCCAATACGATTTTCCGTATCGCAGGGATAGCGAATGGCATAAACGTCACAATTAAGAGCGCTACCGAAGTATTGGAAGCCAAAATGATTAAAGAGGGATAGTCTATGAAACCAATCACTATCCCCAACATCGGCATTCCGACAATCGGTATTCCTACTATCGGTATACTTACTATAGGGTATTCATATATCAAGGATAATAAGCCGGACCCATCCCCTGATGGAAGGTATTTATTATTATCGGATGGCACTCCGTTATTGTTGGCTAACGAAGAGCCGATATTACTTACAAATAACAAAAAATAAAAAGATATGGCAGAAGGATTACAAATAGGAGAACTCCCTCAAAAGGAGAACTTAACCGGAAACGAGCTGATACCTTTTCAGCAAGGAAGTAGCAACGGCTCAATGAGTACCGCTACATTGAAGAAATACATCGGCACTGGTGGTGGCAACACTGACTATATGAACTACATCACCGAGTATAATGTTTCCGTCCAGCATCCTACTTCGGGAATTGGCGGGAGTAACAAGTACAGTCTGGAAGGCGCTATAGCCCAAGTCCCGCAGGAACTTAGAAATATCGGACTGAAAGTATCATTCATCAATTCAGATGGAAAAGTAGAAACATGGGAGTTCCAGGGAGGAACGTTTACAAGCATTGATAATTGGATTCGGCAAGCACTGAATGTGGATGTTGAAAACATATCTGTGAATAAAATATCCTCCGATAAAATAAAATCAAATAAAACGATTGATAATTCGGGCAATATTATTTCTTCACAAGGAAGATGTGTTGTTGACGGCTTTGATATAGGTGACATGGATTATCTGTATACAAATTGTTATGGAATCTATTTTTACAAGAAAACAGAAAACGGCCTTACTTATCTAAATTGGAAGAGAGCCAATGCCGCCACGGGTAGAAATATAAGTAAAATTCCCAAGGAAAAAGAGTCTAATTACTGTAGGTTATTATATACAACCGAAGTTCCTGGTAAATATTTTTCGGGTAAAGAGAATTTTATTTTTACAGAATTTGGAGTTGCAGAAGTTCCTATTTTGGATTATAGCAAAAACTTAATAACAGAATCAATTCTAATCAAAGGATACAATACAGTCAATGGTTCTCTATCTGTCAATGAGGAATATAATACGACTCAACTTATAGATATAAAAGATGCAAAAACTGTTTTTACAAATGCTTATTCTGTAGCATTGTTTACATCAGATGGTTCATATATTGGATATACCGGCAATCAGACAGATTCATTTCGGGAACTTAAAATAAACCAAAGCCCAGCCTATAGATACGCTGTCTTTAACTTTAACAAGAATACTCATGCTTTTGTTTCATTGCATTATTTCCCTTGTAATCCCAATTCTATTGATATGGATTCAACTATGAATCATGATGAGATACTTCGTATGGCTTTCTCCGGAAAGAAAATGACATCGTTTGGCGACTCAATTGTAGAACTGGCTTCATGGCAGAAGTATGTATGGAAATATTTTAATATGGCTGACCATTACAACAGAGGTATTGGTGGGTCTAAGGTTACATCAGTTGGGTACAAAAACAAGCTTGTTGATGAATATGGATATTATCATGCAAGCAATCCTTCAGAGGGGACAATATCAATAAAGGATTATATGTGTGGAGATGAGCGGGTATCTACTATACCGCTTGATACTGATATATTGATTATTTATGCGTCAGCAAATGATATTTCAGGTAGTGTTGAACTAGGGAGTATAGATGATGGAGATGAGACACATTTTTACTACGCTTATGCCTTAATGATAAGAAAAATCATCAAAAGAATCCCCAACGCTAAAATTTTTGTATGTACGCCTCATAACTTTTATAATAAGTATGAAGATGCGGATTATCCATATAAAAATAATCAGAATCTAACTATATTAGATTACTGTAAAGTCATAAAAGATATTGCAGCAATATATGGCATTCCTGTCATAGATGTAAATGGGTTAAGTGGAATATCAACTTTAACAATAACCAAAGATTTGGGCGACCAAGTTCATCCTAATAATATCGGAGGGCAGAAAATAGCCAATGTTATAATCAATACACTTATAAGATTTGCTCCAATTGGTCTGCAGGAACCACGGGTAGAAGATATATTTCATTAACTAAATTTGCATAATGCTAACTCAAAATATGAAAAATAACATCTTAGGTGCGGTGGTCTATCTATCCACCGCCATAGTATTCGGTGGCAGCACTGCACTGCTGATGCTCTTTATCAAGGAGAACAGCGACCGTTGCCACTACTATAACGGCAAGTGGAGCAAAATAGACTTGCTGTGTGGAGCTGTCGCGATATGTGCGGGTATGGTTGTAAATCATTATTTGTTGAGGTCATGAAAAAACTACCCTGGCTATTAGTTGTATTGCTGGCCATCGCTTGTGTGGTGGCGTGGTTCCGCCCGCTCGAGCCTTTGCCGGCAGAAATCCGTACCGAAACAAAGATACAGACGGTTGTCAAACTTGACACGGTTCTTATCTCCGCACCGATAGCGGTCTTTTGGCAGATATTGCTGAATGACACAGTACGTATAGGTGATACCTTGCTTCATCGCAAACGGGTTGTATATGAAGACAGCTTGTATCGTGCGGTGGTGAGCGGATATGTAGACCCACGGCTGGATAGTATGACTGTGTATCCGAGGACGGTTTATCAGAC